CACCAGATCCATTTGTATTATCTATCAAATAATCTTGATTTGCTCCGTATGTGACATCCTTTAAGTTTAGTACCACATATAATGCATTAATATCATCACCTGTACCAACATACCCGGTATCTACCAAAGCTGTACCATCAAGATATAAGTAGTCTCTGTTTGTTCCAAGTTCATTAAGTATATAACCTGTTCCAGAACTTATTGCAGATTGCTTAAATACAAGATCCGATGTTGGTATCTCTAAAGGCTCCTTAATATATTTCAGTATTTTCTTATAGCAATCATAATCTGGAACTACTGAATAAATTAATAATTTAGTTATCCCTATTAATACCTCAGAATCATCTTCTACTATCCCAAGAAATATCTTTGAGCCTACATCTGGCAGAGCAATTAATTCATCAACTGAAACAATTCCATATCCAAAGACTGTTAAGTCTAGTTTCCCGTCAGCGCGGCTAAATACAGCATTACTTGCATTCGTTGTGTATTGCTTCGTGTACCCTACAATACTGTCTCTAGTTGGGTTGCCTGAATAGTCGTAAGGGACATATATAATGTCTGATCCGTTACTATACACATCAACTTTAACAACATGATTCCAATAACCTACATTGCCCTGCTGTATAGATACATCTGTTAATGTTAGTTTCTTTGCCATTAGTTCAATTCTCTAATTTGATCGAAGTCAACAGTACCACTTGCTACTGTTAACCTTAATTTATAGCTTCCTTTCTTCAATCCAAACAACCTAGTTACCTGTGTTAATGAATCTGCTGTTATATTAATTGTATCGTGCCAATTCTTTTTAACTGAGAAACTATAAGTCTGGCCAGTTGTAATAGTACCCCGCCAATTGTTCACGCTTGCATAATTAGCAGGTATTTTTAATTCTCCACCTGTTACCGTAAAGGTTTCGTCTTGAGTGATTAAAGCACCTGTGCGTATATCTACTGCATTAGTAACATCACGCAATGTGTATTCAGTCGCACTTGTCATTGTCACGAGAAACTCTCTTTCAGTCTCATTATTAGAAAGGATATTACTATTAACGATTATCTTATGTAAGCCTGTAAGATAATTATTTGCTGCTGTCGCATAATCTTTAATTAAAGTGCTAGGTGCTACACCATCAACTAATACATCAACACTGCCAACACCACTACCGAACATTGCTATCTCAACACCAACACCATCGAAGTCTACTTCAATGTAATCGGATACAGTCGAACTTCTTAATGTATTGACTGTCTTGTCCGTATTTATTTCTTGACTTGCAAAAGTGCCACTTGACACAATTTCTGTAATATCACTCAACTCGACTGCATCAGCGCAATTATAACTATTTTCCTTATTGGTATAAGAAATACTTAAATGTTCATTAAGGTGTAGTTCTTGAAAGAATACATCAAACAAATCACTTGCATATACATCATAAAAGTACTGCAACCTATGCACATTATCTGCTGTTACCTGCTCTTTGGTTACATCACCATTAATCAAATCTCTGATCAACTTTAAATCCCAATCATAAACACCGCATCCGTATTTTGCAGCTAACGAATACATGTATTGCCGGATAATATAACTACCAGAAGCTTTGAATCCTGCAATATTTCCATTAGATAATAAATCCATATCACCCCCAGAAATTGGAAAAGGATTAATTAAAACAGATGCGCTTGTGTATTCTCTAATTCTTTTTAGTAAGCTTTCAAATATTTCAGCCTGCCTTGCTCCACCTTCATATTCTTCAATAATAAGTAGATCAGGATTGTAATTAATGATTTCCTCAACTAAAGCTGCATGGTAATCTGAACCTGTTCCACCTAACTGAGCATGCTTATATTCAATATCAACATTCGGAAACCGTGCATCTAAGGCAAGTTGAAATTCATTCAAGTAACTATTCCAAATCGAGTCAGCCCAAACGCTTACTCTTATAGTATTATCTTTATATACATTCTTACTACTTCGAATCTTAGATATAAAATTCTGTATTGCGAAATTAGGGAATTGGAATAATTGATTAAAATTGTCGTTTAAATTAGGTTGTAAATCAACGCCCCATGTACCTCTATGTGCTATATCTTGTCTCATTAGCTTAATTGTGTGTATTCGTGAATATAGGTTTCAGGTTCAATCTCTGATAATTGAATATTAGGCAAATCTTGCTTTATCGTCAGATTAGAAATTGCACTTCCTGACTTTGTTTTTTCAATATTTTCCGACTCAACAAGTGCATCAATCGCAGCGTAATTATAATTACCTGCCGATAGTATTAAATTCAATGGATAAAACTCAGGAACTACATATTGATTAGGCAGCCCGTCAATTATGCCAGAACCTTTAGGATATTGTATTGCATTTCCTTGTGCATCTGCCGATTCATCTTCTAAAGCACATACCACATCAGCACCATCAAATGAAAACCCTTTAAATAAATGATACGGGTATATATTTGCTTTGCCCGATTTCAAGCTTGCCAAATCAGTACTTGATTGTGTTAGGTGATTACCATTTCCTGATACATCGTAAGGAGCTGCGAAATTAGGGATATAAACATCATCATTAAATTTAAAATGATAATATAAAGCGTCTGAATTGAATGAGTCTGCTGTTCCTAGAACATTCTCATGTGCAAAACGAATTATACTATCTGTTTGAATAGTTGTCACTCTGCTTTTACTACCAATCAATAGATCATCCACAAATAAACTAAACTCATCACCTCTACGAGTAATCTTACAAACATAATCAGTGTTTAAATCTATAGTCTTAAATAGTTTTGTAGAATTTGCAATATCAAATTCTAAAATCAAATCACTAGCTGGTCTATATGTGACAATCCGAAAATATTCACCTGTTGCAGATTGCAACCTATTAACAAATAACAAATTAATATCTTGACGTGCATTAAATGCAATTTCAAGATCAAAATCTTGATTAAAATCTAATATATTTGCAGGCAATTCATACTTCGACTGCTCTCCCATGACCACATTCCCACATGGTGAATCTATGATATTTACATCATTATTAAATCCACTCGAATCTTCATATTTGTAATCTGTTCCGGATACAACAGGTATTGAATTAAATACATTCATTAGTGATTGAAGCGTGTAATCATCTTCATATACTGCTCCACTTCTATCATCTTCCTCAGTTGTATCACCTGAACTCATTAAGAATTCCAATACAGGATCCGATTGTATAGAATCCGCATAACATTTAACTCTTGAATAGTAACCTGCTACATAAAGATCGTTAGCGTAGCCAATCAGTAACTTGAATGCATCAATAGAAAATACATCTTCTGTTTTAGTTTCCCATGTAACATTATCTATTGAATACAATACTTCAACCCTATTGACATAACCGACTATAATATCTTCAATCTCCCCAATTGATGTTAACCCATCAAATTGCAAACAGTTGCTTATTACTTCAACATCATTACCCGCATCAGTCTTATCTAATACTTGAGTGTAATCTGAATTGTACAAGCCTTGCCAGAAGTCAAGATTGTCGGTGCATTGTAATAAAACTCCACTCCTACTTCCTATAAAAGGAATTGGTATAATTGAATTTATTAAACTCATTATCTATATATTACTAGACCTGTAGCTGTTGTTCCACTATTAAAAACTTTAGTAATTCTTATTGGTAACCATGATCCATCTGGTATATTGGTAAGAGTTACTTCTCCACAATTCATTCCTTGAATAGCAATATTACCTCCAGTACCAACAAAGACACCAAATCCTTTAGCATCTTCATAATCATTTGATGATACATCAATCTCTTCAAATGCAGATCCTTGATAGATCACATCATTATTATATGAGTCTACAGTTCCAACTCTTTTTGTACTTACATTCTCTTCTTTTAATGCCATAATATTTTATTTTTTTAAACCACCTTGTAAATGAAGATAGTGATTAAATACATTATATGTTAATCCATTATCTTCTATATAATTTGCCAGAGTTATCTCTTCTACATGCCAAAGTGCATCAAAATCAACTTCTCTAATAAATGAATTTTTTATCTTATTTAATACCTGATCTGCATACTCAATAGCTTTATTTGGATCTTTAAATCCTTCTAAACCTGTACAAGGAATACCGGGTAATTTGTCAATTGGTTTTAAATTATATTCTTTTAAATATTTACCAAATATACCTGATCTAAATCTTTCTAAATATATATCTTCTTGAAGTGATTCCAATTTATCATATAGAACTGCATCAGGATCTACCATTATAAATGGCTCTGTTTGTAGTTTATATACTTGCAATTTACCTATTGAATAGTACCTATCATCAATATTTTCAAAATCTATTACTTCTATATTAACAGGAAGAACGTCTTTAATAACTTCATATCCTACAGAATCAGTATAAATAGTTACATCATAATTTTCGTTATGAATAGCAGTAGTTTTTTTCCAAAAATCTAATAAAGATCTTTTAGTTGGAAAACCACACTTTATGTTATCTCCTTCAAAAGTATTATATATTTGTATTAATTTCATACTAAGTCATCTTTTATTTTAGTACCTCTTAAAGTTATTATTCTTTCATAATCTCCTTGATCTGAGCCTGTAGTATTATCTTCCCCTGTACTTCCACAAGAAGAAAAAAATTGAAAAGTTATATCTTTATCTGATAAATCTATCATTCTAGTTCCACTTACTTGAGTATAATCAGGGGAAAAGTCAGTTTGATTTGTTTCATACAAATACTGACCCTTTTCTCCAGAATAAGTTAATACTGAAGATTTTAATTGAAAACTCTCTCCATAAAAATGATTTATCCTCCAAGATAACCACTGAGTTCCTAAACCAGCAATAGGTACAAATCCATCTATACTATTTGTAACAGTACTATTATATAAAAATGTAATATCTTTATCACCAAAAGCTGACGAAGAATCAACTGATATATCAGGCCCACCCCCACTATCTGTTACAACGACACTCGATATAGTCTTTAAATTAGACCTGTTTACAATTTGTAGAGAATCACTTGCATATATAACACCCTGACAATCTACAGAACTACTTGATAATCCAATCTCCAATTGTTCAAATACTTCTGACCAGTTCTCACTAGCTGTAGTATTAACTAAGTCAGCTCCTACTACTGCTATGGAACTAATAGTAAAAGTACCATCAGTTATTCTTAAATATCCTGTATCTTCAGTATTATATTCAGTTGTACATTTCTCTGATAATCCTGCTTTTATTTCTTTTAAAACCATTTCCCAAGTATCACCTGAGCCATTTGTAGTGTAAGAGGATGTCTCTGTATTACCATTATCATAAGTAATTGTAACACTGTACAATGTAGATCCTGTAGGAGAAGCTACACTACCATTAACTCTCACACTGGCAGCATCAGTAGTATAATCAACTACATCAGTACTTGCATCATTATATGTAATAGTTAATTCATATTTTTGCCCTGCATCAGGATATGATTCACTAGGGGTTATGTTATATATTGTTCCTGGATACCATAAAAAATATGCTTCAATACTATCTAATCTACCGTATCTTTGTAATGAAGGTTTATAATTTATAAGTAAAGAATCATAAGAATTATTACTATAATTTTCTCGTACTACTGAATCAATTCCAACTAATGCAAGAGCATCTTTTATTTCAGTTAATATGTCAACAGTTGTGTATGTAGGATCATTTGGAATATCAATATTAACTACTCTATCTATAGAACCTGTTATCAACGTTGGATAATCCTGAATTAAAAATCTAAGTGTTAATTGGGTATTATATGGAAAAATCTTTATATTTTTATTTATTCTCAAATAACAATTAAAATAAAATCCACCAGGCTCAGTTACTACCACATCTAACATATTATCAAAATATAACTGAGCATTTTCTTGTTCAAAAAGAGTTATGGTATAATCTCTATCACAAGATACTTTATATTTAATTTTAATATCAAATTCTCCATTAGGATACTCCGTTTTATACATTGTATAGTCATCAGTAACCTCAGTAGTACAAATATTATCACACTCCCCAACACCAACTCCGGCAGCATTTAAATATTCTAATACAGGTGCGCGATGATACTGTAATCCTGATATTTCACCTTTCTTCCTCCATATTCCTATTTCATCGGAAGGATGATAATCTTCTCTTCTTTGTGCTGGATATTGTGACATATATTATTCTTTAAAAACTAATACTATAAATATTACCTTCTGGATCAACCAATATTCTAATTTTATAAACATCGTCAGGTGTTACTCCTAAAAATTCAATTGGAGTTCCTATATTAACAGTTATGTTATATCCTCCGGTAGAGTCAACGTTTAAATATAATAGATATTCTCCACCTAAAACTTCATTAGTAGCAGTAATAACTGTATTACCTGTAATAGGCATACTTTGTACTTTTGCTTTAGACAAATCAAATTCTTTAGTTGTACTAAATATTTCTACAGAAACATTATTAGATATTTCATAAAAATCACTTATAGTTAAACTATTAGCAGTACCTTGAATCATATTGATATTTCCCAATGTATTTATATTTACATCAGCATTAGCTCCATCTGCTGTAACAGTAGATGAAACAGAAGCAGTCATATATCTTACCTTTAAAGTAACTGTTCCAAGGCCATATGCATTACTAAAAGAAGTAAAAGTACCTGTTATATTTAATCTAGATCTTATGTCTAATATAAAAGTCCCTGCACTAAAAGATCCAAAACCTGCTACTCCTCCTGACGCTGGAATAGTTAAAGTATATAATCCATCAATAAATACATTCCTTGCTGAAATAAAAACAGCATTACTACTAGCAGTTATGTCAGCAGTTAGTATAATATATATAGGAGAGTCTGTATCTCTTATCAAAGCAGCTTGCAGCTCAGCATAAGTTGCTACATAAGTAATAGAAGAACCTCCTACAGACTTCCAATTAGCTGTATTAGTCCAAGTAGAGTTAGCTGTATTAGCTCCAAAAAATTTATAAGTAGTTTGTTCAGAAACTACAACAACCTCTCCTCCTACTTTTCTTTTATCAGAAGCTATAGCATCTCGTTCTGCTACATTATTAACAATCTGTAGTCCTCTGATATTATTAGTATCAGCAATTGCAAAATTGTCTTCATTTGAATGTTTATATTCGTCTGGTCTAAATAATGCCATAATTTTTAAGATATTGTTAATGTTTGACCATTCTGATAAGCCCCTGTTGCTGTAGAAATATAAACTCTATAACTTTCAGTATGCCCGTAACTATTAGTATAATTAAAATCTCCTACTTTTGTAAATGCACTTAGTACAGGAGTTGATCCATCAAGAACTACATTACTTAAATCACCAAACTTTGCAGCATATGCTATATATGTATAGTTACTTGCATTTTGATTATCAGCAGTACAAGTAACACTTCTATCCTTACCTGCTCGTAGTTCAGATTGTTGTAAATTAGGTAATACTGCTGTAGCAGTAGTTTGATCAGTAACTTCAGTAGAATTTGCACCAAATAAATGAGCAAATCTCCAAGTTGCTGTATAAGTTCTATTTAAAACATCTTGTTCTGCATTTTCTCCTGTTATTGTCCAAGCTTGAGTTGTATTTGAAGTTTTGGTTACATCTTCAGTTGCCGCATCATCAGCAGCATGAGGAGAACTGGTAATAACAGTAGTAGGATCAAATCCAGGACCTACTATTTGAATATTACTAGGTGGATCTCCTTCTGTATCATTTACTACTGTATAAGTTGCCTGAGTTACTGTTATTGTTCTACCAACTTCTATTATATTGGTTCCAACATCATTTGTTACTGCAAAACTACTAAATGCTGAAGTTAGATAAGGAGCTAATAGATCTTTTACAAATTGAGTTAAAGTAGTTCCTTCAGGAATAACATCTGCAACTTCATATCCTCCAACTGATACAACTGAGGTTATATCTTCTTCAATTACAGGAGTATATGAGCCTGGAGGTAAAGTACCAGGGTCTCCTGTATCACCTGTTTGATCAAAATTAGGTATTAATTCCTTTACTTTAATTTTTGATCTTACAGGAGTACCTCCTTTATTGATAATAACTTCTATAAAGTCATCTCCTGATATATTAATTACCTTTGGTGGCATATTAAAAAGTTTCCCTAATTGATTTATAATTCTCTACATCTGTTAAGAATGTAGGTTTATATCTAGTTCCTAGTAATTTATTTAAAGTCTCTGATAAGTTAATTACTTCTGGAATAGTTAAAATGTTTATACTAAATCCATTAGTAGAAGTTACCTGGAGATCTTCATTTATATATTTTATAATAAACTGAGCTATCTTAACTCTTTTTTTATATTTATTCAAGTCTTTGCTGAAAATATCATACTTATTACATAGATCCATAACAAGATCATGATAGTCTGAATTAATTTGGCTTTTATATGTTGAAAACTCAGTTAGTGTCATATCTTAATAGCATTGACAATCCTCATCATCACATATAGCTTCAAGTTTACTAATAACATCTTGAGCTTCTGTAATATCTTCTGTATTGTTAATTTCTTTAACTTCCAAAGATAACATTAAGCCTGAAGCTTCAATTATATATCCTATACAATCATCATTACAGGAATTACAATTTTCAAGTTCAGGTATTCTTCCAATCAATCTTAATATACATTGTTTAATACTACAATATACAGGAAGATAATAATCTCTGGTATAATCTACTCCTCCTACAGTATAAGCTACTTCAACAACATATACATCATTAACAAATGTACTTGTTGTCTGAGTTGGGGTTACTATAGCTGTATCACTATTGTCAGAGGTAATAATAATTCCACTTATAGTTTTTGTACCATTACCAATAAATACTGATTGTAAAGTATTATCATAGTTTGCTGAAGCCCAACCTTGAGTATTAATATCTGTTACTATATCATCAAAAATATCCAACCATGTATCAGGAGGAACTGTTGCAGCATAACTAGCATTAGCAGAAGCCCCATCTGTAAATGATATATTTATTGAATATGTTGTAGAATTTGTAGGGAAAGTTGTAGTATTATAATATCTATAACTTACAAGATCGCTTGCTGCTATAGTTCCCCATGTTGTTGCTGTTTGTGGCGAGGTTACACTCAGGGCCTCTGCTAAATATTCTGTCTGATTATATCTCCTTAGTCTAAAACTTAATGCTGATATTGTATCAGCAGGATCTCCTTCTTCAATACATAAATCAGAGTATATGTCATTATATATCACTAATGATTCACAATCATATTGATATTGTATCTTTGGACAAATTTTATAACTCATAGTAATACAAAGATAAATAAAAAAAGGAGACTATTATAAGCCTCCCTTTTTTTTATTATCAAAAATCTATTTAGATATTATGCAAACATTGTTGCCCAAGTTGGATAACGCACTGTTGTATCAGCAGCTATTACAATATCATTAGTAGTTGTACCACTGTTAGTTGTAATGGTAGCAGCTCCATATGCATAGATGATATTGGATCCATTACCTGATACTTGCTCTCCTCCTGCTACAAGCAATGCTAGTAATCCTGCATAAAGTTCAGCAGTAGTAGCTGAAGCGTCAGTAGTAAAGCTATAAGTAGTACCATCAATAGTCAATTCATATGCAGTAGCATTATCTACAGTTGCAGGTATTGTAACTGATTGATTAGTTGCAGGTACTGCTAGTTGAATTGAATAAAGTGAATCACTTGCAGCTCCAAGTCCTGTATAAGAATTATCTTTAGTTTGGATCTCAACTATATCATACTTTGTAGTAGTAACTGCTTCTTTCAACTGATCATCATTAGTATAAGAATCATTAGGATTCTGCATACCATCAGAGAAGGCTTGTCTTGATCTAAACTCTTTATCAGCAACTTGCTTACCAAGTCCTCTAGGATAAGTCAATGCTGTAGTATTCTTAATAAGAGTAGTAGGAGCATCTTCAAATCCTGAACCAGAAGTTTCAAGCAACCAATTAGTCATTTTATACTCTCTATGGTTACGTTTCCATTCAGTATCTTCTGTACCTGTAATTTGAATACCAAAACTACCGGCAGTTAAATCAGCAGCAGTAATTTGTTCCAATCCTGTATCAGCAATAGTTGTAGACTCACCTTGATAAGGCATATGCAAAGTAGCAGTATTATTTGTAGCATCTATAGCTTCAATAATATAGATTGGGGAAGTTACAGTTGTACCAACTCTAAGAGCCTTACCTACTGCAAGTGCAGGATTAGTTGTAGCATCATCAATATCAGTAGCTGTAATTGTTCTACTTCCTTTAGTAAATACTACATTATCTACGCCTGTACCAATAGCATCACCAGCATCATCATGGATCAGTTCTACTTTCAAGTCATAGGACTCACCATTAACACCGGCAGAAACAGTACCTAAATCTTTAGTAAGATAAGTAACTACTTCCTGTTCAGTAGCTCCAGAAGTAGTAGAATAAGTAGCAGAGATTCTATCTCTATTTACCATTCTAGCTTTAGAGCCGTCTTTAACTGTAATAGTTACAGTAAAATCTTCATTATCTCCTACAGGAAAACTACCTGTTGTACCGTTAGATCCTATATGATCTACTTTCTGTACAGGGGCTATATATTTAGCTCCACTTGATTTAATGACATTAGTTGTTTTGATTTTAGGAGAAACCAATTGATCTCCATTAGAAGTCTTAGCAATAAAATGATAAGTACCTGCTGTTGTCAAAACAGTTTCTACAGTATTTGCAAATATATCTACAAATACACCTTCTCCGTTATCCAAAGAGTCAAAATCAAATGCAGCTTCATCAGCAAGAGATGCTCCTCCAGTACTAGGAGTTTTTAGAATAAAAAGATAACGTTGTTGTCTAGTATCCATTTTTGTTTAAATTTAAAATATTAATATATAATTATTCACTTTGTTGTTCTTCAATCATTTGTGTTTGAATCCTTGGATCTTGAAGTGATGATAGTGTTTTAGTTACTGCCATTTCTATAATCTCCCTATGTGTAGATTCATTTAATTCACAATGTACTTGATTTAGAGGGTTGTCAAAATCAACAACAATACCTCTGGGTTTTTTAATATATCTAAGATAATAATTTTGTATTTCAAAACTACCATCTGTAATTAGCTCATGTACTTGATTATCTGTACCTACCAATGTCTGATCGTTATTTAATTGATCAGGGACAGGTAAATAGGTTACAAATATAACTATATCATTAGTAGTACTACCTGAATTAGTTGTAACTTCTGAATCAGATAATACATATATAGTTAATCCATCTGAAGAAGTTCTAAATTCTTCACCTCCAATAGTCATAGCCTGAACTAAATCAGTTATTACTCCTAATTGAGTAGTAGAAGTAGAATTATATGTATTACCATTTACAACTAAATCATAGTTAGCAGGACTATCAACTGTAGATGGAACAGATACTCTATACCATTTTGTTGTTGTTGTAGATGTAACTGCTAATTCTGTATTAGCATTATACTCACTGGAGTATTCCATTCTCCAAGTTTCTTTAAACCAAGGTTGTTTGAATGAATTATCAATCCACTGATTATATTCATCATGTGTAACAGGTTTAACAGAATATCTATTTCCTGAGTAACATGATTCTGATGTGTTCCATGATACTTCTTCTTTAATGGCCCAAAGGAAGTCCTTTGGAAGTTTCCAAAGGGTTCCATTGGGATTTATTATGGAAGAATCACGAAAGAAAGCATTTGTATCTTCTATACTATAAGTATTACCTCCCTGAATACTATATACATACTCAGCAGTTGTAGTATTATAACTTATAGTTATTGCCTTTATCAATTGAGCTAAATCCTTACGTCTTTTCTCAGAATTTTCAAACCCTTGATTATAAGGATTACCTCTCCAATTATATTTACGTTTCAAGTATTCTTCCTGGGCTTGAGATAAGGTAAATGATATTTCCTCATCTGTAAATCCAGGAGATGAATTACTTGTTCTTTTATCCAGTATATCTAAATACTCTTTAGCTTGATCGTTTGCCTGCATTTAATTCTTCAGTAATAGCTGTAATAATTTCTTGCTTACCTTCATCAGGATCTAAAAGTTTCAACATATCTCTTTTATTACCTGCAATAGGAGTTGAATTATCCCATTTTGTAAAGTATGCTTGATTCCTTGTTTTAATTATTCCTGCTCTAATTGCCTGAAGTAAAAATGCTTTATTTTCAAAATTATCATCTGAAATAAGATAAAACAAATCTTCAGGTTTAGTTCTGGCTATATTCTTTAAAGATTTTTTAACTTTCTCAATACTATCATTAGGATGTATTCTTTTAGTAGGATCTTTTTCATAGAAGTACATATCTAACAATCTTCTAAGTTTTTTCTCCTGCTTATCATATTCAGCAAGTTTCATATATACTGAAGCTTGCATATCAGCAATATTATCTATTTCATCATTCTCATCCTCATCTGTAATAATAATATATCTACATAACGGTTTATTTTGAACATCTCCATAACCATCTGCAAATGTATCTTTATAACTAAGAGCTATAAGATATTTAGCATAATCTACAGGATTATTTAATCTCAAAGTTACTTCACTACCTCTAAGTTCAAGAAATGCTGTATCCCAGTAAGAATCAGGATGATTAATATTTAAAGCTTCTATTTCAATTCCTAATGCCTTTGCAAAGGTTTCTTTATTCTTAATATGCATTCTGTCTACAGTATTATCTACAGATCTCATTGCATATCTAAAATATGATTTATTTAATTGTCTAAGCTTTTCTTTATTCAAAAGCCCTTTAAACTCTCCTGCTTTAACAGGAACAAGCTTAATTTCAACGTCTTTATTAAAGTTTATAATATCTTTTTTTAATGTTACTTCCATAATTAATTTCTTTCTATTCTTCGTTTATTAAAAGTAAGGGGAGGAATTAACCTCCCCATCATTATACTATGATTCTAGAATCGTTGGCTTGATTATAGCAGATCTTGTAGGATCTTTAAGAATCGCACAGAACTCAGGAGTTACCATATGATACTCACATCCTTCATCAGGCATTGTAGCTATACTATAGCCCATTCCACCTGCTTCTTTGATAAGAGGACCATAAGGAGATGCAACACCAGGTTTGATAGAAGCTATATCTTCTTTCTGATTAACATAGATCAATTCTAAGTTATTATCTCCACCTTCAGTACTAAGATTGGTAATTTGATAAGTATAAGAACTAGCCGGTCCTTGTAGACTAGGATCTACTTCAGACATTCTTATAGAAGTTCTGGCATCAGCTCTATCATCAAATATTTTATTTACTTTGAAGGTAACAATAGTTCCATCAGGAGCTTTATACTGAGTAAAAGTAGTATCAAGTTTTCTACCTCCATAAGCACCAGGTTTATCAGAATTATCAGATTGAAGAACTGTAAATCCTTTAGCTTTTTCAGTTATCCAGTTATGTGCAAACATTGCACCCCATCTACCAGTTTCAACAAGAATATTACGTTCTTTTTCAAAACCTACTTCATTATCAGATAGATCCATAATAGTATCAACTACCCCTTGAATATTAGGTTTAGTTTGAAGTACTAAGTTACCTCCTGATTCAATTTGTTGTTGAATACCTGCACCTGTTTTAGCAGAAAATCCAGAAGAATCTTTATCAAGTATTCTACCTGTACCATCAACATTAAGGACTCCATAATAAAGCATTCTGTCTTTATACATCTTCATCTGCTTCATCATCTCATATCTCAAATAGTCATCCCATACCTTGAATTTCTGACCATTAACATCAAGAGTCCAAGACAAAGCTCTACCAATCATGTTATTTGGTTTGATAGTTTGGAATCTACACTTAGTATAAGTGTTTCTCATTTCAAATGGAGAAGTGAAGTTAAAGTCAGCACCTTTCTTAGCTAATGTAGAAGCTACAGGCGCACCATCAACAGAAAATTCTTTTCCTGAAATAAGTAATTCACCAGGCATAAAATGATTAATATCATATCCCCATAATTGTACAGGATACCTAAATTCATTACCTAGATCATCAGGTTCACCTACTATCTTCAATTGATATTTACTACCCTTCTCACCAGCAAGAAGTTGTACATCTGAAAAATACTTTTCTCCAAATACAAGATAAAAGATTGATTTACCTTTACCTGCTTGAGAAGCTGCCGTAATAACAGTACCATCTTCCAATTCAGCTCTAACAAGAGGAACAGTTTTGATAGCAGAACCTTGAAGTTTCCACTTAACCCATCCATCTTCATTCTGAGATACTACTCTAGTATTACCTATCATGTCAAGGTAATCAGCAGTACCGAGTTCAAATTGAGATCTGTACAGCATAGTAGTCAATCCATCAATATTAAAATCTGATGAATATCCTAATGCCTGAAGACTGTCTTTCAGTACTAATCCTGAAAAGTCTTTACTTTGCGTTGTTTGTAAAATTGATATATTGCTCATAATTTATAAAATTTCTTACTTCTTTGGAAAATGCTGTTTTAGAGCATCCAATAATCCAGATGATTGACCATTTGAATTGGTGTATTTACCAGCTTTTGGTCCTGACTTCATCTGTTTCATTATAGTATTAACTTGTTTCGTACCTCCAAGTTTTAATATAGAATCCCAAGCTTTTTTATTATTATTAAATAATCCAAGATGTTCAAGATAAGCCAGCTTCACATCAAATGCCATTGGGTCTTTATCTCTTGCTATTCTAATAGCAGTAGTCATTCCTTTATCAGTTTTAATAGGTTTAAATAAAGATTCAAATACTGCATCTTTTGTCTTCTTAGTGATTTTCATACCAGGAATAATCTCATCCTGAGAATCAATTAGATTCTTATATTCTTTTCTTGTTAACTCTAATTGTTGTTGTTGTCTCTGATACTCTTCTTGTGCTTTAGCTTCTTTAATTTTTTCTTGTTCAGCTAATGCCTTCTGTTGATTACTTAAAGCACTTTTTGCATTACTTTCAAGTTTATCTTTAGCTTCATAAAACTCTATCCTTTCTGTTATCTCCTCTTCAGGTAATCCTGTACTTCTTAGATAATTAGCTATAGTCTCTTTTTGAAGATTAACATTACCACTTAAATCCTGCTCTTTTATAGCAGCCAAAGCATTTTGTTCAATTGCTAATTTGATTGCTTCAGTTTCATCTATACCTCTACTAACCATATCAATAATAGCTCTGGTTTTTTCAGGTAATGATCCTATACTCTCATCAATTAGTTTTGCTGCTTTAGATTCTATTGCAGCTTCAGTATTTTCATTTTGAAATTGTAAATACTTTTCTAACTGCTGTTCTCCTTCTAATTCTGCTAATTCTTGTTGCTGCTCTTCAGTTAATTCTTGAGTAACTCCATATTGAGACAATACATTAGTTATTCCATCAAAAGAAAACTCTTCTTGAGAATCTGTTTGAATTTCTTCCTCATTAGTAACTTCAGTATTAGTTTCAGGCTCCTCACTATCATCTTCATTAGATATATCAGGAGTATTTCCTGGAGTTGTCATATTCTCTAATTGAGAATCATCCTGAGTTTGAATATCACTGTATTCATTACTTTGTTGGGATTCTGTCAAAGAACTTGTTGTTTCTCTTTCATTCTGTTCTTTTGCCAAACTTTCAAGACCTGTTACCAGATCTCCATAAAGTCCGTCATCAGTTATTAAATCTTCCATATGCAAATATATTAATTACGTACTTTTTACTTATTATTTTTTATTTAGTTTATTATCAATAGGTTACTAAAACTTAATTTTTAAGATTATTTTTTAGAAATTAACTTCCAGGTTCCCTTGTTACAAGAACATCTCTTCAATCTACATGAACATCCTGAGTGTGAGGTAGTTTTACCACATCCTGTACATTTATATGTATTCATTCTTTCCAGTATTTACAAGTTATCCATTCACACATACATTTAGCCGGAATATAGCATCCACAATCTAAACATAAATTAATTTTTGAGATATATCTACAGTCTGCACATATAGACCTTCTCCTAAAATAGGAAGAGGTCCTCTTTTTAAAAAGTAAAGAGAACCATCCAACTATTATTGTTTTAATTTTAGAAATCACAATTTTCCGTATGACATTATAATATCATTCTTATACATTAATCTATAAGCCTTACTCTCATGGATAATGTAAACAGCACTCTGTTGTAATTTTTCAATTTCATCAGGTTTTAGTTTACTATCTATCCAGATAGTTTGTTGTTGTTGAGGAGATGGAATAACTGTATCCCCTTCTTCCAGCCAAGTAACATCATCAGCTTTTTTAATAACTTTAAGTCTGAATGGATGCAATTTAGTTTCTACAGCAGTATTTCCTTTAGAATCTGCTTTACTACCATCAGGTAAAATAATACCACTAGTTGTCTTCTTTTCTAATTCAACCTCTAAAGGCTCTACTAATAAATATCCAGGTTGTAATTTACCTGGAATTTTTACTTCTCCCATAATTATTTATTTGTTTTATTACTATTATTAATTTTCTTTCTTTCTAAATTTAGTTTCTCTTTATCATATAATTCTTTTGAACTCTGAGATCTTTCAGCTAATTGTTGTTTTCTTTCTTCAATACTCCTCTTGTGTGCTTCAGATTGTTCATTATTTGGAGTACCTTCATTTTTCAATTGTTGTATATCAATATTATTCTGATTCTCCATATCTCTAAGTAGAATATCAGCTTCAATTTTTCTAGCTTCTTGTTGTGCTTCATATTCTCTCTGCAATTGTTCTCTTCTAGCTTGTTCCTCAGCTTGTTGTTGTTGCAACTCCATTGCTTCCTGTTGTCTCTTTTCATTAAGCATTTCACGCTCTAATTTAGACTCTCTAAGAATTTGTTTTTGAATAACAGGATCATCAACTTCCATAAGTGCAATATAAGCTTCCTCATCTAATCTATCATTCTGGAACATTATAGGAGCCATTTGTTGAATAGCTTTAGATATATCTGTGTCTTTTCTAATATTACTAAAGAATATTCCCCAATCATAAGAAGCATACTCTTCACCACTTAGTTCAATATATCCCTGCATTACACCATTCATTATATTTTTAACAGGTATGGACTGACCGTCATATACTACTTTTGCAAGTTCCATAGTGTTCATATACACTAACTTCTTAAACTCATCATGGGCTTTAAATAAAGGCTCAGTAGTATTTGAAGATTGAACTACTGATCTTTCAACTCCTCCTACAGTTTCTCTATTAGAAATATTACCTAAACGTTGTTGTGTTATACCCAGGGTTTCTCCCATCTCAATTTTAATTCTTTGTAGTATAGTATCATATAGTTGAATATGATCTATTTGATTAAGATTGGATTGTTTTCCTGTTGTATTGTATGCACCTGCTGCATTACCTGTAATTGGATCTTTAGCAAAAGAATCTACATATTTAATCTTACTGACTTTCATCCAATACATAACTTGATCTATAGACCAGTCTTGAGGAATACTTGCCATATCTATTTCAAGAACATTACCTATATTTGCTCCAATAGCATGTTCCTTTTCTTTATTAATAAGATTATAAGTATATTTATAGTTCTTGATTGTTGACATTGGACAATTAACTTTTATACCTCCAGCGGTATAAATATATCCAATATAAGGAGCTGAACATAATTTTAAATCTTGCTGAGAATAAACATTACCAAAGAATACCCCCCATTTAGTATAAATATCATACCCAATCTTAGTCATTTCTCTCCACTCAGGTACTCTTATTTCTTCTACAGTTTCTCCAATCTCAGTGTTTGGGGTATATTTACCATCAACTATTTCTCTAGTGATAGATCCATCATCATTCTCTGTAGTTAACACTTTAACAATTCTAAATGATTTCCAACATACTCTAACTACTCTAAGATCACCATTAGATCTTACTTCTTCTCCTATAGATGTACTATCAATATTATTAAATCCATATTCATATGAAGGTAATCCTGAACCAAAACTTTGATATTCCTTTTGTTCTGTAAACCCTGTCCTAACATAATCAGACTTACCATCTCCATTCTTGGAATATGTTTCATCAATAGTTTTTATCTCTGATTTTGTAAGAACATCTTTGTACTCATCTATTATAGTAAATGGAGATTTATAAGATACATGTAATATAACATCTGCATCTTGAATTAATTTAGAATCTCCTGATCTAATAATATATAAATCTTCAGGATGTACTTTATCAACATAAAGCTGTCCACCTCTTTCTTCAAAGGAAACAATCTCTTCACCTACATGTAATTGGTCCCAATGAGTATCTTTGAATAATTGATCAAAATTATTTAACTCAGCTACATACTCTACCAATTGTTGTCCTCTAATTTCTTCTAATTCCCTGGTATCATATCTATAACCGTCAAGCTTTTTTTGTAATTCTTGTTTTGTTTTAACCTCATCAATGGAATTTTCCATTATTTTTTGTGCAGCAAACTTGTAAATATCATCTATCTTTTTAGCTTGCTTCATCTCATTCATCTCAGGATTCATAATAGAGAGTTTATAATTAAAACTCCTTTCTGTACCCTCGCCAATCAATTGATTGAAGTATTCATATTCAATGGGAAAGTTTTTAACTTCTTTATACATATCCTCCATTGCAGGATTCTTAGTTGGATTAAATAATCTGGCCATATCTCTAGGGTCTGTCTCATCTTGAGCTAATCTTCTATTTATAACCATCTCACTTTTAGTGAGTCTTAATCCGTCTCTATAATTCCAATTCCCAATATTACTCTCATTTGTTCCTGTAATATTAATAGCAGCTTCTACATTTTCTTTATGCCAATCTTTATTTTTTCTACTATCTGCTATTAACTGGCTTGGATACTTTGTAACTATTGAATTATGATATGATGTTGGTGTAGTTGACATATTAAAATTTTTTATGTACAAAGTTAATTAATAATTCTTTTTTCTCCAAACATTTTATTAACTCGTTTAAATGCCTCATCTTCATATATCTTTCTATGAGCTAGATTTGGATTCTTAATATATGCAAGATTTTTTTGATAATTTTCCCGGAGTATCATAACCATGCCCATAGCAGAAATTCTATCAGTATTTAAATCAGGATTCCATGCTATACATTCTTTTAGTAATCCTATGGACCTTATGGTATGCATCTTTAAAACTGTCTTAGTTTCTTCTCCTTCAGTTATCTGCTTATCTTCCAACATCCAGTTTGCTAATAATTGCATACCCCAAGCATTAATTTCTTTTGTTGCATGTGTACCTTTAGCTTTATTACCAAAACCTATAGCTTTAATCATTTGAGTATCTGTAAGAATCTTTGGAGTATCAACAAGCCAATCTAATCTATTTTTACTATCAAAATAAGCATATAAACCTTTAATGTTATTTTCATAATTAATTTTAGCCTTATAGTAAACAGCCAATCTATAAACTATTTCATAAAAATCTTTTGCCAATTGAGGTCTACCTGAATATTCAGCAACTATTTTATCTTCAACAAGATCAAATACAAATGCAGATCCTAATGAACCATCTATAACATTATCATTGTCAACAGTATCAACTCCAACCAAGTATCTAAATACTGAAGATTCTTTAGGAGGTTCAAATATTTCAACAGCTCCTAATCTATTATTTCCTTTAATTGGAAATGTTCTTATTGGATAACAATCTGAACTATTTTTAAAAGAAACTCCTCCATCTGATTTTATAACAAATTCACCTGTCATATGAGAAGATACAAATTTCTCTTGTGCTATTTCTATGTCAGCCAAATATTCCTTTAAGTCTCCTACCGGAAATACAGTACCTCCAACTCTCAACATACATTCATCAGGAGTAATAGGTTTTTCTGCTTTTCTTTGAGTAAGAGCCTTTACATCAGAGGAATTATACTTAATCTTAACTCTCTCTACTATTAATTGGTATAAAGCTTTAATTACATCTGGATTTCCATTATCATCATAACAGTTAGCTCTGTTAAGATAAGCTCCCCAAAAGAATCCACATTTAGATTTACCATCTGCATTTTTATCAAATACATTTGGGATACCATAAATATTATATGAGTCAGGGTATCTAAACATATCCTCAGCCCCTGCAAAATCAGCTTCCTCAGATCCACCAGTACCTCCTGCAATTAATACAGAAAAGACATTCTCCCCATCTTCAGCAGAATCTCTACAAGTATTCCATACATCTTTTATATTAGGAAATATACCATACTCTTCAAAGAATATCCAGCCTCTTTTACCCCTAAGACGACCACTTTCATCTTTAGATGTAACACCTATTATAGAAGATTTCTGTCCTCGTTCAGCCCCTGTATCAGTATCTTTATATCCAATAATTTTTTCCATTATTGTATCTTTCAGTCTTAATCTAGGGAAAGGGGTATTATTAGCTAAAAAGTCTAGAGTGTCCCAGGCTTTATTCATAACACCGTCTTTAATAAGATATTCTTTTTCAAAAGCTGTATAGAAAAATCTGGAATCTTTATAAAATAATGCAAGTCTTGGAGATAAAGCTCCTCCTTTATATGACCAACCAATACCTCTCTGTTTTAATACCTCAACATGTTGACCATTATTCCTTGCTTGTTCAAGATAATGAAAAAATAAATAATCCCCTAGCCAAACATTAGGAAAGTCTCTAACTCTATCAGCTCTTTTACTATTAATATCAGTTTTTTTTGTTAATAGGATAGGAGAGTAATTCCAATAAAAATATAATTCTCCAGGTACCCATTCTCCATCAGATTCTCTAACCATACCATTCCTAATTCTATCAGCCTCACGCTTCCAGAATTTCATATATTGGGAATTAGGATTTTTATTAGGATATAGCTTAGTATAAACTCCGTGCTTCTTAAAATAATTTCTAGTCTGACAGAAATAATCCATATCCTCAAGTTTATGAGGATTAGTTAAGTTAACTATAATTCTATTATTTGAATCTCTGGGTAAATCTTTAGCTTGTTTAATATTAATATCACATAGATTTCTAATAAACTGTACGCTACCTATAGCATCAATAATATCAGCTTTAACTTCTTTTCTCTTAGACTCAGCTAGGTCAGACTCCCCTAGCCATTCTTCCACATCTAGTATTGTAGAATTATGATCATTAAAAACCACCATCTTCTAACTCTCCTTTACTTATACTACCTCTTGCATTAGATTTATTTTCCTGTTGCTTTTTAATCTGTTCCTCTAAAGTATCAATTGTTTTTGATAATTCAGGTAATTGTTTAGCACTACTAAATATCTTAGGTAGATTTATATCTGTTATATCAGCAGTCTTTATAAACTCTTCTATCTTATGAACTGCCAATCTAGCAGTAGATAATAATCTAGATGAGACAGTTTGACTATGTTCTTTGTAGAACTCTATAGCTTCATATACTCTTTTATGTACTTTATATCCTTTACTAAATGCAAGATTTTGAAGTATTTCCTTCTCTCTTATATCCTCATCAACTATATAAGCAAAATCAGATCTATAGTCTGCCATAAAATAAATAAAAGATAATTCATTAATTGCTTTAGATTTATCTTTAGTCTTATCTGCATCCCAAATAGCTTTAAATGGTTTCAATGCTAAAGCTTGTGGACTAAATGTAACATTAAAGTCATTAAGTTCGAATAAATTCATCTCTTTCTTCTTTTGTAATTTTTGTACTATTTGATGCTAGTACTTTATCTTTCCAGTCTTTCCTTGGTACTAATCTACCTAAACCTCTTATATTAATTTCTCTCATCGGAGCATTAGTACTAAGTTGCCTATCAATAGCTGCCCACATACCTCTCCACATCAAATATACTTCACTAATTGGTATATTATAGTCAGAAGCTACTTTTTTAAATACCTCTTTAAATTCATTAGGCATATCATTGTACTTCACCTAACTTAATTTTTATATCATATTTAGTGTTTAGATTTAATACAGGAGCCAAATAAGTATAAGGCTTTGGTATATTATAGTTATCAATAACTCCCAGATTCCTCATATCACTAAGGGTCTGATAAAAGCTGTTAATAGAAGCTCCATTCATATATTCATGGGCAAATGCTTTCAAATCTCCTTTGCTTGACATCAACTCTCTTAGTTCCTCTTTAGAAGAAAACTTACCTCTAAGTTCATTAATTCTAATTATTAATAATGTAAGTATTTCAAGATGGGAATCTCTAGTAATACCTAGAGGTTCTTTAATCATCCCAATATACTTTCTAATTATTTCTTTCTTAGAATTACCTTTAATTTCAATTGTTAATTCTCCATTCATCTTTCTAATAATTCTATAGATTGTTTTAATATATTCAACTCTTCTTTTGTAAAGCTATCTTTGAAATAAGGGATTACACAGTATTTTGTTAAATCGTTTATACATAATTGTAATAATACTTTACACATATATTCAATTGCTGAGTCAGCAACTATATTTCTATATTCAGACAAATCAACAATATTATCAATACTATATTGAAAATCTGTACACGGAGGGTTACTTTCCTTTAAAAAATATCCTACTCTAGGTTCTCCGGTAATAAATTCAGGAGATCCTAGAGAAATGATACCATCTTTCGTGTTTAATATCAAATGATCAGGATAATACATATTGAATATTTCTAATTTTGATTTATCATCATGTTGCTCTAGAAACTTAGCTACTCCTTCTAATAAATCATCTTTTTTATATGTATTAACTTTTGTAATTATTTTTGCTATTTCCTTTAGTTCCATTACTTAATTATTTCATCTAAATTATCAACTACAAATCCTGCGGCCCCAAGATGTCCACCGCCTCCATATTGTTTAGCTATAGCAGAACAGTCTACTTTTCCATTATCATTGTATAATGAGAAACTCCATTTACCATCTTTATACCAGAAACAAGCAAATCCATCATATCCATCTTTATGATAATCTATACCAAAGTTAATAGGATTGAATCTTTCTTGATTTACACATAAGAATTTTCTAGTAGTTGCTCCATATTGTACATTTCCTACAGCGGGTTCCATTAATTCAATAGGAAAAGCTTTCTTATAAGTTTGTTCAGCTTCAGCACAGAGATAATTATATATTATCCTACCACTTTTAATCCAATCTTGTGTAAGATCATGATCTATATCTGCACATAAAGCATCATAAGCATCATCATAATTACTTATTTCTTCTCTAGCAGCATATTGAAATTCTAATACTTTTTGTTCTTCATCAGTACCTTTATGACCAAAACAATCATATCTACCTAATAACCTAACTATTTCAGGCATTTCTTCGTTCGGAAAGAAATATTCCCAAGTAAGTTCACAGGCTGCGAATTGATCATCTTGAAGACCTTCAATTATAGGTTGATTATCAATAATATTTTCATTTTCATATTTTACTAATTCTTTAATAGCAGAAATGTGATGATCTATCCATATAAAGTTTTTATTTGAAATAAGTTCCACCATATTCTCAAAGGAAAAACTCACATCACACATTATTACTTTATCGTATTCTGATAAGTCTGGAATAGGGTCCCCATAATCCCAACCTAACATATAAAGAGTATCAGGATTAGCTATCATTTTACCACCTTCTTCTCCAGTATTTAAATCTATTAATACATCATGTTTAATAGCTTTTTTAACTATAGCTGCTGACACCCAGCCATCAAGATCTCTACTGTGATAAATACAAATTGTTTTCATAATTCTTTCTAATTTTTATTGTGTCATTAATGCTTTACTTTTATTCTCTCCTACTCTACTTCTACTCCAACCATTACAATCCTCACATTGATATAATTTGAATACTTTAGTATTAGTATAAGTATCCTTTACATATTCTAACTTATGAGATCCACATTTAGTACAAGACATAGAAGGATCTTCATTAAATACTGACATACTTGGATGTCTTGAATCCCAAGGTCTTAATTCTAAATAAATATTCTCTAATTCTGTAACATCTTGGATATTGTATTCTAACATTGTATCCCAGGCATTAAGATCTCCTTCCATACATTTTTTCCATAGAGTAAATCCTTCATTATCCATCTTACCTTCGTACCCCAGATATTTAGATAAAAAATCTAATCTATGATAAGTAGTACCAAAGTTAGTTCTTGCTATCTGTAAAGTATCTACTACTTTGTATGGAGAGGGTGGAGTCATACCATGTGCTAAGAATCTTGCATTAGCTTTTTTCTTATCAAATCTGGAGCAATTGTGAGCTATGATCAAATCAGCTTCATCAAATAATCTCCATAACTCATTACATATTTCAAAATCATCATAATCTTCCTGATTCTTAGCTGTTCCAGAATATATCTTATCTTCTCCCAGGAATTTACCTGCATATGTAAGAATAGTCCAATCTCTAATAATCTGATCAGGTTGGATAAACTGCTTTCTTACTCCAAAATGATAACTAATAATAGGGGAAGTTTCAAGATCAAATATAAATATTTTACCTCTAGATTTAGTTTCATATTGAATATTTTCATTACTCCAGTAGAATCCTCCACATAAAGAGCTATTTCTAATAGCATATCTAATACTTGCTTCATCTACATTTATAGATTCTGCTGCTGCGGATTGACTTGGAAATTCATCTACCAGTTCCTCATCTCTATTATACTTGAATACTGTCTTCATAAATACAAAATGCCCCTATATCTCTATAGAGGCATTATTAAGTTTAATTAATTAATGATTCGTGTTTCTTCCATAACTTACTGATTCATTGCAAACTTAATCAATAATAATTATATTTCCAAATATATCTCAAATTATTTTTTAATTATCTTTTAAATCCAACTCCTTTAGTACCACTCTCATCAATAATTTTAGCTTCTAAGTCTTTATCTTTATTAATTTCCCATAATTTAATACCTAGAAAATAAACTTTTTTAATGATGTTTTGCTTACCTACTTCATAAATAGTACTAACATCTCCATTACCATTTCTAATAATTGTAGGCTCTAATTTTGCATCATCATACTTCTTAATTTTAATCATACCATAATTGTTTTAGTTATTAATTCTTCTCTTTCTTTAAAATACTCATTTGTCCACAATTCTAATAATGTTTGTTTTTGTAATACATCAAGAGAATAGAAAAACTCATAAAATTTACCGTCTAATTTATCTTTCATATTTATTCTAAGATTTTTATATATACACCGGGATTCTCTTTATCATAACTATACCACTTATTATCTCTTTTATAAGGCATTGGTATCAAGAAATCCATATTATCATCTTCTATTAAATCTAAAGCTGTAAGTAAATCCAACACTATTTGACAAATATTTCCAAAATCAAATTTATGCTTAGTACCTCTTACAAAATGGAATCCTAATACTAATGGTGTTTTATGATCTTTTAGAAAGCCTTTAAGCTCTTCTTCAGGAAATGTATATGAAATAGTTTTATATTTAGTTACTGTCTTCTTAGAAGAAGAGAATGTTTGTATTCCAAAGCTTCTTAAATATTTCTTTACTGTCTTTGACATAAAAGATCCTCTTGTAGTATTTATCTTACTATTTTTAGAAGAAGGGGTATTACCAGGTATAAAAATTTCTTTACTCATAACATTTATTTATACTTTCAATCACTTGTTCTGATTTTAACTTATATAAAGTATTATAAATATTTTCATACATTACTTCTCTCTTAGATTTAATTTTCTTAAATTTACAACTTCTACAAACTCCAGGCTGTGATAATTCTAGTAAACAGTTACAGGTTTTCATATTTCTCTATATTAGTTACAAATACAGGTGCTGAAATTGGCTTTTCCAATTTATACATTAATTCCCTATTCTTAGGGAATAAGCTACTTCTGAAAAACTTCGCAAATAAATCTATCCTCTTCTTTTTTATCATAAACAAATTTGAAATATAAATAAACAATTAGCTGTTACAAATACAAAGAACTTTAGAAATACATTACCCCATAATTTATAATCCCAAGGCTTATCTCTAAAAGCATTCAGAATAAAATCAAATGCTGCAAATCTCCAAGCTAGTATTAATATAGATCCGTAGACTATTACTAATGGATCATCAACTTTTAAGAATAAAGCTGTAGAAATTCCCAGAGCCATTATTAATATTTGCATGGACTGTGATAAATGAAAGTCTTCCTGTTCTATAAACTTCTTATTAAACCAAGCATTAAGAACTGTCCACACTAATCCGTAAATTGTAATAAATAAATATATAATCATTTCTTTAAAGTTTTAACAATTCCATATACTAAATACATACTGATAACGGTAAACATGCTCCCCCAAATTGGAAGTGTTACTAATTCCCATCCAATATCAATAGTATTATTCCATTTAAGTATTGCAAGAACTATACTGATAGCTCCCAACATAACAAAACTGGCTATTATACCTCTTATTCCTTCCAGTAAGGAACTACTTAACTTCTTCATATTTCTCTAATTTAACTACTTTAAAGTCTCTATCTCCGTGATGATATTTAACAACATCTTGTATATATTCTACAGGATGAACATAAGTATATTCTTTTCCTTCTATTTCTACTGTAACCTTTTGGTTTTTAATTAACTTATAGCTTTTCATATAATATTTATTAAGATGAATCCAATTAAAATATTAACCATACTAATAATTTCAATCCAAAAGATAGGATCTGGAACCTTGAACTTTGCAATAATTCCTGCAAATAATAAATTAGGTAAAATTATTACAACTCCCATTGGAGGATTTTCCAGGAGTATCCCAATAAATGTAAGGGAGATTCCACCGAATGCACCTATAACATGTATAATCTTCTTCCATTTAGTATGAAGATCAATAAAAATACATACTAAAGCAAGAAATCCAGAAGCTATATAAAATATAACATCTTGACCCATAGCTGAAATACTGAGAGCTAATCCCCAAACATACCATCTAAATATAAAATCTTTACGATGAGGTAAATCATCTACAGAAGAACTAATGGAACTTGGTATTCCATATTTTGATACTATTCTAGCCAAATACATTATACTGGCTATTACTACATAAGTAAATCCTAAAATCTTTAATTCTATCATATCTTTATAATTCTACAGCTACAAAGATAAAAAGATTATTTAGATATGCAAGAATAAAAAAATAAAAAAGGTAGTATCCATGTTTTTGCGACGCGCAGATACTACCTTAAAATAAATGAAAGGATTAAATCTAAACTACTCTCAATGTGGTACACAAGCCCACATTTAGATGTAATATAGAGCTTCCAATAGGACTTGAACCTATAACCTATTCATTACAAATGAATTGCTCTACCAATTGAGCTATAGAAGCATAAGGATGTAAATATACAAAACTTTTAATACTAAGTCAAGTATTATTCAATTAAATCATCAATATCTATATTATACTCTTCTAATAATTCATGAATCTTACTCCAAGCCTTAGTATAATCATAATTAGTATGCTTAAATTCTCTCCAACCATTATGGACTAATTCCCATATAAAAGAAGCCATATTTTCAGATTGTAACATCCTTTTAGCTTCTTTTATATTATTTGTTTTAAATTCTGCTATCATAATTATTAATTTAGTTGTCCCTCCAGGATTTGAACCTAGACAAGCAGAATCAGAATCTGCTATGCTACCATTACATCAAGGGACATTGACCAGCTTTGCAGGGCTTCTATCATTAAACTAAACCCCTAAATAAAGTAAACTGCTTTGACCCACATATAACGTTCTATGTTTGAAGCAGACAGACAATGGTATCTGTGCTAATTCTAGCTTTACTTTAGAGGCTCCTGATAGATTCGAACTATCTTCACAGACTTACAAATGTATAAAAAATTACACAAAATAATCCAATTTTGTTTGATTTATTGTACATTATCTACTAATCCTCATCATATATCTCCTGTACAGCATCACATTCAAAATCACCATAGCATTCCATACAAACTAAATTACCTTCCTTAGTAATAATATGCCAATCTTCATTCTCATCAATTAGCTTATTACATCTACTACATAGTTTTTCTTCTTCCATAATCATTTATTTAAAAGGTTGTGAATAAGTTACTTTTCCATTTTCATCTATTACATAACTTCCCTCAGGCAAGTTCTTTTTAAAACTTTCAACTAATAATTCTATTTCTTCTTCAGATAAACCTAACTTAGTATACATTTGTTTCACAAACATTATAATTCCAAATTTACCGGTAGCTATAATATTATTATGCTTTCTTTCTTCATCAGGAGTATCTGATAGCTCCATTATTAGCTTTTCTATTTTATCTGTTTTAGATTCTTTAGTCATTTTAAATTAACTTTAATGATTTCATTACATTCAGGACAGATAAATCTTTCCTTAGCTTTAATTCTAGATTTAAATACGCCAGACTGATTAATAAGTTTATTCTCTAATTTTTTAATTCTTACTTCAAGAAATTCAACTATCTCTGTAGTGGCTTGGAGCCTCTTCTCAAGACTATTAAACTTTAATCTCATCTCATCTTCATTCATAATACTCCAACTTGAGTTAATACTTTCTTTAATTCACTAATATTCTTTATGGTTCCTTTAAAAAGCTGTTCTCTTATAGATTGTCTGTTCTTACCTAAATCTTCCCAATATTCTATAATAATATCTTGAGAGTATTTATCAAAGTCTAATTCATACCAAGAGTGTCCTTCTGGAAACTCATGAATTACTGTTTGAAATATAATTTGATCAGAATAATCCTTAACCTTTCTAAACCCTAAATCTTCTATGTCAGAAGAGCCTAGGTACTTTACTCTAATTCTATCTTTAATATCTAAATCATAAGAAATATCTTCAAAATCTGACCATCCAATTATTTCAAACTTTGAATATGCACCTTTAGAGAAATGTTCATATTCAAAACCTACATAAAATTCTGAAATATCAGGAGTATAATATTTATTTTCTTCTTCCATAGTATTTATTTAAATAAAGTATCTAATTTAGATGTTTATTGGGAGTTTTTACTATATTCTGATATTAACAGTTCATAATCCTCATCTCTATTAGATTTAGATTCATATGCTATAGTTGTTGATCTATTATGACCTAAATATAATTCTATACGATAGTATGTAGAGTTATATAAATCATCAGTCCAGGTATATATTCTCCATAAGCCTGTAAGATCAATATATCCATTATTTTCTCTTAGCTTAATCATAAGTTATATCTTTAATTCAACAACAGTACAAATATATAAAATAAAATAGTAAAAACAATACCCCCGGTATAAAATTATTTAAAAAAGATACCCCCTATTGGATTATATGTGAATGGGTATGGTTAAGAGGAAATAAAATTATATAGTGATGAGAGTGGGGGTTATACTATCCTCCAACCCCCTATCAAATCTTAGTGGGGGTAATACCTACCCTTCATTTGAGTCACGCTTATACTCTGAATTAGGCGGATATTGTCCAGCATGAACTGAGTGAATCATGCAACCTTATAAACTGATCCTCTTTGGGAAGGCAATCAGTTATAACCTTATTGTTAATGAACAGTAAGGCAATGTAACTGATGAAATTAGCTGGTTAACAGCTTGCGTACTCCAAAGAGGATTAGTATTTACAACTATTATCTTCAAATTGTATTCATTTATAAACCAAAACTTATATTATTATGGCAACTGTAGCTAATGCTTCTAACGAAGCTAAATTTACTAAAGATCAAGAGTATGTTATCAGAATAACAGGCTTCACTTATGTTAAGGAGTGGGCATTGATTAAAGGTACAGAAGAAAGTACTGGTGAAAAGATTGGTGTTATCATTGGTGATAAAATGTCCTTTGGCATGCGTGATATGTTTGAGTTAAAGAACTCTGAAGGTATCAAGGCAGGTTTCTCAGGTGAGAAGATCATCAATGGTAAGACATACAACCAGTTCTACTTAACTGAAATATTATTCTAAAAGGGATTTAGTTCCCTTTTTTTCTTTTTATATTTACTTATTACACATAAGACTAATGCTATGACTAAGACAATATCTAAGACTTGTATTATTTGTAAAAAAACTATTTTAATGATTGTATCTATTGAAGGATATAATAATTGGATTAATGGTGAAACTATTCAATCCTCTCTACCTGAATTATCAGTCCATAATACAGAAATGTTGATTACTGGTATGTGTGGTATATGTTCTGATGATTTAGATCTTGAACTAATTAATGAATTAGACAATGAATAAAGCCAGTAGAAGATTTACAAGTTACAAAACAGCTAAAAAGTTTGCTGAATTTGTAAAAGGAGAATTAAAAGATTTACGTAAAATAAAAGGGTCTAAATCTAATTTTAAAGTTATTTATGATAAGAATTACGTAAAATCTATACCCATAACTGATTGGGATGAACAATTTTATTAACCAAAAAACTCAATAACTTCCCAAGATGTTGAGGGCACCAGTTTCTTTGATTAACACACGAACCAATATATAGGTACAGGGGATGGAATCAAAGTTTTAGGTGTAAAACACAATCAATTAAAATTTAACAATCATGGAAATAACAAACGCTTATTACTTCTACATCACTGATGTAGGTACATTCGGAAGACTAACTCATGGAGTAGATTGTAAAGATCATGATCTACTTGAAGATAATGAACCATATCATCTAATACAAGATGGTAAGATTGAAGTAATTTATTAACCATAATACTCCTCAGAAATGGGGAGTTTTTTCAATAGTTCATTTCGCCTATCAGTAAATCATTGATTATCAATGGATAGTAAAAAAATAAAAGTGTATATATACCACTTAGATTTTTTTATAACTATTCTGATTATCAATCTTTTATAAATAGCCAAAATGAACTATTGTATTTTTGTCCCTTTATTTATACCTTTACAAAATGAAAGAAATTAAAGAAATTAATCCTTTTATATGTGAACAACAAATTGAAGTTTTTTCATATAAAAAGACAGAAACATTAGGTAATCCTGATATTGATGGTATAAATAGAATAACTACTATTAATACTAGTAAATTAATGGATAGGTCTAATAAGGTTAATATCTATATGACTCCTGAACTTAGACAAATTTATATGTTATTAACTGAAACCAGTCATAAGTTATTAAGATATATTGAAGGTATTCTACAATATAATCAAGATGTGATTAAAATTAATGTAGATAAGTTTATGAAGGAAGGTTTAATAAAGTCTAAAGCTACTGTTTATAAAGCTATTGAAGAATTATGTAGATATGGATTTATTACTAAATATCATAAACAAACTTATTACTGGATTAATCCTTTAAGATTTTTTAATGGTAATAGAATAGTCAAATATCCTGAGAATTTGGTTATTAAAGAGTGATTTAAAATGCTGTAAGTGGTGGATTATCACCCAACCATATCTTCCCCTAAACTTCAAAAATATCATAAATACCAAAATATTGCTTTTAATACCAATTCTAAACCCTAAATTAAATAAAGATATGAAAATAGAAATAATAAACAAACCAATGTTATGTTGGGATAATGATGAATCAGAAGCTAGAGAATACCATGTACTAGCTAAAGTTACTGAATGTAATAGTAATTATCCATTCAAAGTTGTAGTTAACGAAAATACTTACAAAAGAACAAAAATCAAAGCCAGGCCTGGTCAGGCAGGGGGATTTAAAAACGCTAAACCTCTACCAGAAGTAACTGAATTAACAGTAGCTGAAATATCTAAATTATTAGGAAAAACAGTTAAAATCATTAAATAATTGAGAAGATTAAACTACTCCCTTTATTAACTATTATGAATTTAAACCATAACAACTATGAACATATATCTACTAAAACAAGACCTTATAACAGGAAAAGATACCTATAACTCAGCAATAGTTATAGCAGATACAATAGAAGAAGCTAAAAGTATTCATCCTGCTAATTATACAGATAAAAACTATTGGTGTGAATATACCTGGCCTTCTAGAGATCAATTAGATCATATCAAAGTAATTCAATTGGGAATTGCTTATGCTCACCTAAAGAAAGGTGTAGTATTATCATCATTAAATATAGATTAAACTTAAAAAGAACTACTATGAAAGTCCTATTTACAGATACATGTAATATGTTTGAATCAGCTAACCCTGTTGCAAACTTAGTCGAAGTATTTAATACTTCTGAAACTATAATGAAGAAATTAGAATTATCTCAGGTTGGAGTCAGTCGAAGAGGTGGATCTTGGCGTGAAATAATGGATGATGGAAATATTAAATTTAATCACCTATCTAAAGGTAAAAAAAGTGATTATGATTCTAGTGACTATGATCTAGAGTATAAATTAATTAGTGGAAATTATTAATTCTAAACTTAAGAATTATGACAATCTCATTAATACTTATAATTATATTATTAAGTTGTATAGCCACATTAGCATTTGTTAAAATAAACAGATTTATTGTATTATTGATGTGTACATCAGTATTAGTAAATATTCTAACATTGATGGATTATACAACAAAAGAAACCTACCAAAAAGCTCTAACTAATAACCCTTATGAAATGGTTATATTATATGATATTGAAAAACAACCAGTAGATACAATCTATAAACTAAAGAAAGATGAATAAACTACCAAAATAGTTTGAAAATAGATGGTTTTAACTTTAAAAAACTAAAATTATGTATACAGAAGAACAAGCAAAAGAATTAGCTGAAAACTTAGACATTCTTTCTAATGGAAGTGTTCAATATATAGTAGAATTTTTATTATCTAATAAAGATAGAACTATAGAAGAAATGATAGAGCATACTAACTATGCAGTTGATATGCTGATAAACTGTATTGAAGAATAAAGTGCCATATTGCACATACTCATCCTAAATGGTTGCCATGCTATAATTATTAGGTATGTGCTGTCAACACTTTAATACAATCTTTTGGTGGTTGGTTTACGTGGAGAATATGGATTGGGGAAAGTATTGGTGAAAGGCCAATAATTAGATTGTATTTTAAACAATGATAATGTTAGCAAATCGTTGTACCTAAAAAGGTTTTATAGCTAACGGCAAACTCTAAATTAACACCAAGAGTTATTTTGGTCATAAGTAGATTCATTTCATCTACATTGCGTCCCACTCTGAAAGGAGATTAAGCTGAATTGACAGTCTCGCAGTAATTTATTAGAATTTTATAATCAAGATTTAGGAGGTGTTATAGGGGATATAGTAATTAAGTGGAAAATCAGGGTCTTCATCGTCGCTGTTGTCTGTTCGAGCCAGGCTATCCCCACTAATTAACAATATTCGATAGGGGTATGGAACATCACTATACTAATTCTAGTTAATGCGAATTATATAAAATGGAAACCTTTATATACTAGATTTAAAAAGGTGAAAACTTGGTAATAAATTAATCTCCTTTTACCAAGGATCATTATAGATATAGACTTTGGAGCCATATTAACTTATTTCTATAGATAAATCTAGTGAGTAAGTTTCTAAGTTATTATGGATGATAGAACGATAACTGAAGCTAGTTAAACTAAGAGTAAAATAAACTCCAAGTAGTTAGTCTACAATTGTCTCAATAAGATGGTTTAGGGTTTAATCCAAATTGAGAACTCTTAGTTTATTTTTAATAAAAAACTAATTAACAATTAAATATTCACAAAAAATTTAAAGTTATGAATGTATTTTATTCAATGATATTACTAACACCTAAGCAATTTATTGATAAGTTTAAAATTTATGATACAATTGTTTTAGGTGCATTAAATGAAACTAATGTAAAAGGGCTAAGTAATGATTTTTACGTAGATAAAGTCTTACCTAAAGTTAGAGAATCAATACCTAATTTAAGTATTGCTGCGAAGCCAATTACTAAAGACAGAACCCTATGGCTTATCTCTACTAAAAATTTAGATAAAGAGAATATAAAACAATTAAATATAGTATTAACTAAAATTTAAAGGAGTTATGAAACTTAAATATTACAGAGGAAATATTCTTCCTCCAGAAGATGACAATCTTCCTAAATATTGGGCAGTTGTTAATGACAATTCTGAATTATATATTAATGTTGTGGTTGGTTATGTGAATAAATATTATGGGGGAGGACATTCTGCATTAAAACCAGAAAATTATTGCAAATTTCATGGAAGATTAGATGATTATGGATGCACTAATGGAAGTCATATGAATTATATGAAATCTGAGTTAAAAATTTTATCCATAGAAGAATTCATAAAACTTACCCAACCACAAGTTGATTTTGAGATGTTGAAAGGAACGTTACAACATTTAAGACATGATCTACAATATATGATGGTAGAAGATAAATGTATTGATAATGTTGAACTATTCTTCCACCTATTATCAACTAAACCAACATTTGCAGCTAAAGCACATGAGGAGTTAAAACGATTAAACAAATAACTATGAAAAGATATACAGTAATAAATAACAAAACAGGTTATAAAAGCAATTATAGTTACTTTATGTGGAATTTAGCTTGGAGTTTGGTGTTTATATTTGGAGTATTAACAGGTATATTTATATCTTAAATAAATAACTATGGAACTAGAATTAGTAGACTTTTCTTTAGCCCAGGAGCTAAAAGAAGTTGGGTTTAAGGAATTATGCTTTTATTATTATGAAGATGAAAAACTAAAAGAACCTTATTTAGAAAATGGAAGCTCAACAGATACAGACTTTAGAGTTGATTTGGAAGACTTGCGAGACAATTACAATTATTTGTCTTATAGATGTAACGCTCCGTATCTCGAAGAAGCTAAAATGTGGTTTAGGGAAGTACATGAGATTGATATATGTATTAATCCACACTATAAAACTAACAACGACATAGCAGGATTTATGGTAGATGTTTACATTAGAAAAGTAAAATACAACTCACATAAATACGGTGATGCTAAAGATACCTACAACCAAGCTCTATCATCAGGATTAAAGGAGGCGTGTAAACTAATTAAGAACCAATTAAGATGAAAGCAAATAAAACATATCAGGAAAAAGTTGATGATTATGTTAAACAACAAGTAGAATTAGCTAAAGAAAATGACGTTACTGGTATAATTGTGATAGACCACTCACATATTATCTCAGATAAAGACAAAGAAGAGTTAATTAAACTAAGTGAATTAATTAAAACTGATTAAGATGAAAGCAAAAGTAATAATGTTGGATAGTAAAACGAGTACTATCCACAAACATCAAAAAGAATTAAAAATTACAAAGTTTGAATTAGAAGAAACTGATTTTTTTATACCCCAATATTTATATCTAACCAACCCAAATGCTAAAATTGAAGTTGGAGATTATTTTATTAAAGATAAAATGGTTTGTCAATGTAATGAAACTACTCAGAATGAGTTAGGCTGTATTCCCGACAATGAAGTATATTGTAATACTCAAACTTATTTTGATAGAAGAAATTGTGTTAAAATAATAGCAACTACTAATTCTTCTTTAAGAATATTATTTGAAGGTCAAGAAGTATTAGAAGAACCTTATCCATTATCAGAACAATCAATCAAATTATTAGTAGATTACTACAATAGAAAAGGTAAAATGCCTGATGAGGTTGAGGTTAATTTTGAATACATAAATAAACCAATGAGTGACTTATTTTTAGACAAAACTATAAAACTAAACTCCAAAGGAGAAGTAGATATTATTATTCCTGAAGAAAAGATGTATAGTAGGGAAGAGGTTGAAACTTTGCTTACTAATATGGGTATTGATGCATTATTGCCTGAAGAAGAAGTTGATGAATGGATTAATGAAAACTTATAAAAACCTAAGAGTAGGTAACTTTTGAATTTTGGAAATAAGGAGAGTTGTGCGACTCTCCTTTTTAATTTTAAAACTATGAAAAAACTATCACTAAAAGATCTAGAGCTGGAATTATTAGCTATTGCTTTACCGGGGACTAAAGTAAATGTGCTGTATTACAGTTCTATATTAGATAAAAGAGAAATTATCTATTTAAACTAACAATTATGAGAAAAGTATTATTATTGACTATTATCATTCTAGGAATGATTAGTTGTGACAAAGAGGAACTAGTACCAATAAAAGAAACTACAACTAGAGACTCATTAATAAATGAGCTTGTAGATTTAAATACAATTTATACAGGAAGAAGTAAGTACAAATATACAATTAGATTAACAGAACAATGGTCAGATACTTCAGGATTACTTGTAGTAAAAAGATATGGACCTATAACTGTTAAGGAATATAGAGGATATTTTGATGAAGATTTAAGATTTATAGAATTATATAAAAATCAAGATACAATACTTCAAATAAATAAATTTACTGTTGATACATTATATTTAACATATTATCCAGATATAAATTTAACAAAATTATGGAAGTAATTATAGGAATAGGAATATTAGTTTTTGCAATGATTTTAAGTTATCTGGTAGGAATTAGATTAACTAAAATTGAAGATAATGGAGACACAGAAGCTTAAAGAACAACAAGATAAGATTCATAGTATAATGTTACAATTTTCTAAGGAAGATAAGACTTCGGAGATTGATGTTATACTTATGAATCTTATTACAATCTCAAAAGAAATTAACAATTTAATCAATAAATCAATAGTAGGAGATATTGAAGATCATTGAGAAAAGATAGAGTAGATTAAACTCATCGAAGTATAATGACAATTCTAATACTATTAACAATTAAATCAATATTAATAATTATTAAATTTTAGAAATTATGAAAACACAAGTAGCAGTAACAGTTAGAGATTTTGTAAATGGTGAAGTAGATAAAAATGGTAAAAGCCCTGTATTATTATATGTATTGGGTGGAAAATGTCCTAATAGAAATGTATTATCAGGTACATTTGCTGAAAATGAAGGATTTGAAATAGGTAAATCTTATTTAGTTCAAGTAACAGAAAGAGAAGAAGATCCTACTTATGGTAGACAGTTTCAATTTACTAAAATAGGTGAATTGAATACTCTGGACCTTATTGGAATAGCGGATAAGCTTGGAGAACCTACAATGATAGATGTAACTGTTAAAGCTGAAATATCTGCTCCTGCTGATATTAAAGCAAAGACAACATCTGATGATGTACTTTAAATAAAACAATTAAGAGGAGTTTAATACTCCTCTTTTTCACAAATATTTACTAAATTTGTGACATTTTGGTCCAGAAGTTCATATGGTAGAATGTTGCCGGGTATACGTTAAATAATTATGGCAGAGGTATAGGTTCAAATCCTATCTGGACTACTAAAAATCACTCATTTTGATTTTCATAATAATGGTTTATATAAGTTTTGATTGATGAGTTGCAGTATAGGTAGGTTTGAGTGAGCCTACCTTTTAATAGAAATTTAGCGAACTGTGATGAAACATTTTAGCAAACTGATTGCTAACGATGGGTACATGAAGCGTATGAGGCACGAATATGATTTATGTACCGTATTAGGTGTCTGTATTTATTTTTTTAAGGGAGGGTTGTTTTATTGGAATGTTATTTGTTTGTTTGTTACAAATTAAAATATATAGCAATGGGAAGAAAAATAGGTTCAATAGAAGCATTTGCGCTTCAAAACTTAAAACAAGGACAGTTTTTTTATACGCATAAACAAGACAAAGATATGACTGCAATTGCAGGATATTATAAAGTTAAAATAACAACCGAGAGAATGGTTGCTATTGATACTACAAGGCACGAAAGAATAGAATTTATAACTAAAGTAACAATACTATGAAAGATTTTAATTTTAACATCAGACTATTTTGTATATGGAGATGTTTTATGGCTTGTCAGTTTGAATTTACGATACTAAGCATAACAATTGGTGAAACCGAAAGGAGTTTATTGTCTTATTTTAAAGACGATAGTAACAAAATACTCGACGTCTGTTTTTTTAGAGTGCGGTGGCAAAAATAAATATTGCACCTAACGTTTATAAATAATATTAGTAGCGTATGAAAAGAGATAAATATACAATAACCGACTATCTTCGATATGGTAGAAACCTTGCAAATTTGCTGTGGTGGAAGCTATTAATTTTATTTGGTATTAGGCGTAGTGCTTCACCAATACCAGAAGGAGTGTACTGTTACGAACCTGATTATGTAGACACAAAAACATTTACATATTACGTAAAGCCATGTAAATACTACAAAAACTTAGGGTACGGATGGAATGGATGTAGTTATTTAGGTGTGATTACGGATGATTTTGTATTTAATGACCAATGCAAACTATGTAATGAGAATTATTGCAATATACACTAACGGAATTACGCCTAACGGTTGGGGTATGGCATGTAATTTTACGAATTTGAAACACAAAATTATAATACGATGGAAAAAATAAAAGAAATAGTTGCAGATTTAATGGAATGTTATGATGGAACAGGAACACCAAACCAACATTACATAAAGAACAAAGTTACCGAGTTGCACAACATAGTTAAAAATATTAATTATGACACTGTGTTAGCACCTGTTATTTGTGATTGGTGCGAAAAAGACATTACAAACAAAAGTAAAATTTGTGCAGATTGTGCAGATAGAATGAATGAGCATTAATGGTTGCTAACTATTATATATTAATAATATCAATAAAATAAATACTTATACTATGATAGGAATAATAATTTTTTCAATTATATTTACAATAATCGCTGTATTTATAATTTATGATCTAACTGTTTTTATTAAATATAAAGGCAAGAAAACACTACTAATAGGACCCTTCCTATTCTATATTTGTTTAGAGTTAATAATAACTTTAGTATTAATAGATTTAATGAAAAATTTATGAAATGAAAAAGAAAGTAGAAGATTTAGATTATCCTGATGTAGTCCATTGTAGGAGTAAGGAAGAATCTGATTTAATAAATAAGTATAATAAGAATGGAGTTTATGATTGGACTGAAAGAGAACCTTATTTGTTATTAGGTAAAGCAGGACATAGTAACAGTTCTTATGGTAGAAACTACAATAATTATGATTTCTCAGATATAATATTTCCAGAATCTAAAGAAAAAGCAGTTCACTGTACTACTCAGGAAGAATGGGATTTTGTATTAGATGTAATTAAAAATCCTTTGTGTTGTAGCAATGATTGGGATGTATATTCTGAAAACTCTATTTTATATATGAATGATGGGTCCAGATCTAATACTGATTGGGTTAATCAACATAGTAATAAATTTAAATTGTTAACCTTCTCCCAATGGCTTAAAGAATCAGGTAATGAAGAGAAGTGGGTAGAAATAACTAAATCTGAAGAACCTAAACCTAAATTTAAAGTTGGAGACTGGGTAGTACAAAGACAGTCTCAATACTATAATTTTATTGATAATATTACTCAAATAGTTAAAATAAAAAATGACCAGATTTGGGTAAGACAAAAAAGCGGTGTGGGAGGGGTTCTTGGTTTAAACCGATTTTGTGATGTTTTTAGAGAAGCAACCCAAAAAGAAATAGATTCTGTTACTAAATCCAAACTATCAGAATTAGATCAATGGATTGAGGATAATAAGGATTTTGAAGGGAGTTTTGAAGAATTTTTAAAACAATTTAATGACAGTGATAGTTATAGTTTAATATCATATGAATTATGGTATAAAGTTCCTGGAGATTGGAGTAAAGAAAAAGCCCAATATATTTGGAATAAATGGGGTAGGAGTAAAGGTATTGAGGAACAACTGAAGAGTGGTAAAAAATTAACTTTTGCTAAACCTGATGTTCTAGATATTCGGGAAACACTAGGATTGCCAGAATTTGATGCTAAATTTCCTTCAAAGCAAGATAAATATCTAGAAGACAATCAAGAATCTATATGTAAATATTGTGAAGATCATATAATTGAAGGTTGTAGCATAACTTCTACTTTTCAATGTGAAGGTAGTTTTTGTGTACAAGCTACAGAATCTTGGTTAGAAGATAATCCTTTACCAAAACCTCAAGAAACAACTATTGTAGATAAATCTGTTTATTTTCCTAAAACAGATGAAAATGAAATTTATTAATAACTAGTTATAAACAATTAAAATTAAATTAAAATGACAAAAGTATCATTTGTACAAAGAGTACTAAGTTTTATTAAAACTGATGATGAGTCAGCAGTAAAAAGCACTCAAAAGCAAGCTTTAAAGATTTGGAGTAAAGAAGTTAGTCTTGCTGAAAGAGCTATTAGTAGGCTTAAACAAGATTTAGCTGAAGAAGTTGAGTCTAAAGAAGAGTATATTGCTGAAGCTAAAGAACAACTTGCTAATTCCTATCTTAATATTGATGTTGAGGCAGTTAAAACTGTAGACGATAGAAAGGATTATGTTGAAAATGTATATCAACAACAAATAGCAAATGCTAAAGCTAAAGTTGAAAGCTTGGAAAAAGAACTTTCTGATCTTAAAGATGAAGTAAATGCTAAAATTGAAAGAAAAGAAAAAGCAATTGCTATGTATAAAGAGAATATTGAAGCAATTTCATAGTTTTAAGTTTTAATATGAGGGGTGAAAATCCCCTCTTTTTTTAATTATGAAGAAAATATATGTATATGATATTGAAACATATCTTCATTGTTTTTTAGCAGTTTATTATGAAATATATTCCAAAGAAACCAGAATATTTGAGTTATCTAAAAATAAGAATGATTTAGAAGAACTAAAAAACTTTCTGTATAGTAATAGTGATGAATATTTTGTTGGATATAATAATATTGAATTTGATTATCCTGTAATCCATGATATACTTTTAGGTCATTCTAATACAACTGAAGAAATATTTAGTAAAGCCCAAATAGTAATAGATACTGAAGTTAAATGGCAAATAACTATTCCTGAATGGAAAACTGTAGGTAAGCAAATAGATCTCTTTAAAATTAATCATTTTGATAATGATGCTAAAAGAACTAGCTTGAAAGCTTTAGAAATTGCAATGAAAATGAATAATGTAGAAGATCTACCTTATGATATTGAACAACCTCTAAATGAATCTCAAATAAAAGAATTAACTGATTATTGTATTCATGATGTAAGAGCTACAGCTTTATTCTTTTTTAAGAATCAAAATGAAATTAAACTAAGATTAAATTTATCAAAAGAATATAATCTTAATCTTCTTAATCATAATGATCCTAAAATAGGTGAAGCTATTTTTATGAAATTTTTATGTGAAGAATTAGATAAACCAAGAAAATACTTTGTTGAGAATAATACTAAAAGACCTTATGTAGATCTTAAAGATTGTATTCTTGACTATATTACATTTGAAAACAAATCATTTAATGTATTACTTGATTGGTTAAAAGAGCAAAGAGTTTATCAAACCAAAGGGTTTTTTACAGAGATTCAACATAAAAAACTACATACTTTATTACCATATATGAATAAGAAGCAGAAGAATGGTAATATAGCTAAATTAAACATAATTTATGATGAAGTTCAGTATGATTTTGGTACTGGGGGATTACATGCTTGTATTGATTCTGGGATTTATAAAGAAGATGATGACTTAACTATTATTGACTTAGATGTTGCCAGTTACTATCCAAATTTAGCAATTGTTAATGACTTTTACCCAGAACATTTATCAAAGACTTTTTGTAAAATCTATAAAAATATTTATGACAAAAGAAAAGCTATTCCTAAATCTGATAGTAGAAATTATGGATTAAAGATAGCACTTAATGGTTGTTTTGGTAAAGCTGGAGAAAGTAATTCACCATTCTTTGATATTAAATTTCTTTTATCAATTACTTTAAATGGTCAATTATTACTTCTAAAGCTTGTTGATATGTTATATTCTCAATTAGATATTAAAATACTTCAAGCAAATACAGACGGTATTACATTTAAAGTTAAAAGATCTGATGTAAATAAAGTTCAACAGATTAGAAAAGAATGGGAAGATTTGACCAATTTAGAATTGGAAGATGCTGTATACAAACAAATGATAATCAGGGATGTAAATAATTATATTGCTGAATATCAAGATACTAAGATCAAACTCAAGGGTATTTTTGAAATAGAAAAAGCTTGGCATAAAAATCATTCTATGTTAGTTATTCCAATTGCTTTGAAAGAATATTTCATTAATGATATTCCTATTGAAACTACAATTAAGAATCATAAAGATGTATATGATTTCTGTCTTAGAGAAAAGTTTAATAAAGGTTTCCAAGGAGAATTTCATTCAATAGATGGTCAAGATATTAAAATAGAGACTACTCAAAAGAATGTAAGATATTTAATATCAAATTCAGGTAAATATTTCTATAAAAGAAAACTTGAAACTGATACATTAAGTGTTGTAAATAAGAATACAAGATCTATTGAGATGAATAGAATACCAAAAGAATATAATATTGAAGATTATGATATTAATTATCATTGGTATATCAAAGAAGCTTACAAAATTAAAAACACAATAGAAGATGGACAATTAAAATTATTTTAATATAAACTTAAAACACTTTAAAAACAATAATAGAAGATGAAAAAATTAAGTACATTATTTAAAAAAGATCCTAATGATTTGGGAAAAGTAATAAATGAAATTAATCCTGAAAATCAATGGGTATTTGAAAATGAAGGTATACCTACTCGTAAATTTGATGGTACTGCTTGTATGATACAAGATAATATTCTTTATAAAAGATATGATTGTAGAATTGATAAAATTACAGGTAAATATAAAAAACCAATACCAGAAGGGGCAATACCATGTCAAGAAGCAGATAAATTAAGTGGACATCATCCTCATTGGATTAAATGCGATAGAAATAATCCTTCTGATAAATATCATTGGATAGCTTTTGATGCAGAACAGAGAAATTTACCTAACGGTACTTATGAGCTATGTGGCCCTAAAGTTCAAGGTAATCCTGAAAACCTTTCTACTTATCACTTAATTAAACATGGAGAAGTAGAGTTAATAATAAATGACCTTTCATTTGAAGGAATTAAGGAATATCTTAAAATTCATAATATTGAAGGTATTGTATTTCACCATGTAGAAGATGATAGGATGTGTAAGATCAGAAAGTCTGATTTTGGAATTAAAAGATAAATAATGAACTTAACACACTTCAAGAACGATAGACCTGAATTTCAGAAATATTGTGAAGATTTATGGTTTGAAAATGATTGTGTAGGTTCTTTTTTATTAGGTACAGGTACAGGTAAAAGTAAAATTGCTTTAGATTGTTTAAATAGATTGTTTAATAAAAACCAAGATTTAAGAGTTGTAATTGGAATTCCATTAATCAGATTAAAAGAAGATGTATGGATTAATGAAATGAAGAAATGGGATTATGATTACATGATAGACAAAGTAGAAATACATTGCTATCAGACTCTTAGATCTTGGAAAACTGAAAAGATTGATCTATTAATAGGAGATGAAATTGATGAATGTATATCTCCTGTTAATCTTAATCTGTTTAAAAACAATCAAATAGACAAGAGACTATTATTAACTGCTACTGCATTTGATGAAAAAAGAACTAAACTTGAAGAATTAGCTCCTGTATTATTGGAACTATCTAGAGAAGATGCTCAAGAATTAGAATTTATTAATTATTCTAATCATTGGATTATTGAATATGAATTATCTACTATAAATAATATACCTGTTAAATATCCGAAGAATGGTAAAGAACAAGTATTTTACACTTCTGAGAAGAAACAGTATGATTATTATGATAATTCAATGAAACAATATGGAGCTAAACTTATGGATAGAGGATTTAAAGTAGGAGCTAACATATTCAAGTTAATAGGATATTTAAAAAGTAAAAAAGATGAGCAATCTAAAGCTTATCTGACTTGGGCTTATAAATATTCTAATGCAATGAGAGGAAGAAAGAATATTCTTCTAAATAATCAAACCTCAATAAGCTTAACTCATAAGCTAGGTAAAGATATTCTTAATGGTAAGACTGGAATTAAAGATCCTAAAATTCTAATATTTAGTGAAAGTATAGAGCATATTGAAAAGATATGTAAAAATACTATTCATTCAAATAAAACTTTAGAAGAAAATAAAGAAGTAATAGAAAACTTATCTAAAGGTAAAATAAGAGCCGCTGGTGCATGTAAAGGACTTACTGTAGGTGTTACTATACCTGGAGTGAATTGTGGTATATATGCAGGTTATTTTGGTGCTAAAAGAGTATTATCACAAAGAGTTGGTCGAACTATTAGAGATGCTACTGCTGACATAGCAAATAACTACTATCTTGTTGCTAAAAATACTCAACAAGAAGAATGGTTAAAGAATATGTTAGAAGATATTGATAAGGAATATATTAAATATTTAGATTATAAACAATGAATATAGAAATAGATGAAAAGAATATTCCTCAAGATATTATGCTTCATGAATATTTTCTTTTATATTTAGTTTACACTAAAGATAAAGAATTAGGTAATATATTAAAGACACTATCTGAAGATTATCTGGATAAAGTATCAAGTGGACTTGAATATAGATTATACATTAAAAGAACTTGTATTAATCCTGAAGGATGGATATTTAGAAAGAAAACATTGGATATGTTTAATGGACTAAACTCCGTATCTTCTGTAGATACTCTGGCTGAAAGAATTAGAGATTTATTTCCAAAAGGTCTTAAATCAGGAGGATATTTAGTAAAATCTTCTTTAAAAGATATTAAAGATAAACTAAAGAAATTCCAGAAAGATTATAAATATTCTGATGAAGTTATTATTAAAGGAACTAAAACATATATTACTGAAATGCAAAAAAATGGATATGCCTATATGATGTTAGCTAAATATTTTATTCTTAAACAAGATAAAGGAAGTACTTTAGCAGATTATTGTGAAATGGTTGAAAATAATGAAATTCCTGATGAAGAATTTGTAGATAGGATGTGATGAACAAGTATTATGAAAAATCCAAAGAATATAGAGATAGAGGTAAAAAAGGTGAAAATAAAGGTATTCCGTTAAATTTACCAAAGTTAAAGAAAGTAATACCTAATATACAAAAAGGTAAATATTATTTAATTTCAACTGACTCTGGTGTCGGTAAAACCAAACTAACTAACTATCTATTCCTCTATACTCCATTCTTTAAATATATGGAAAATCCTTCTTCATTTGATATTGATATTAACTATTATACAGCAGAAATGCCAGAAGAAGAGCTTTTAGCTGAATTGCAGGCATATTGGTTATTTACTAAAAAAGGTATTTTGGTTGATACTGATCATATATATTCTCAGGGTGAAAATAAAATATCAGACAAAGTGGATAAATTATTGGATTCCTCTGAATGTATTGAAATGATGGCTCTTTTTGAAGAGAAAGTTAATATTGTTAATGAAGGCTTTGGATATAAGTATATATACAAAGAACTTATTAAATCTGCAAATAAACATGGTAAGATTGTTTGGGGTAAAGAAGAAGATGGACAAAAAGGATTTATAGAATCTTATACAGAATATAATCCTAACATGTTTAATATTAACATACTCGATAATTTCCAAAGACTTCAAAGAACAAATGGTGAGTCTGCAAAACAAACTATAGATGAATTATCTAGAAGGATGGATTGGGCAAGACAGAAGTTTAATCAGATTTGGGTAGGATTACAGCAAATTAACAGAAATACTAAAAACCTTGATAGATATAAACTGGAACAGTTCTTTCCAGGACCAGAATCATTAAAGGACTCTGAGAATCCTTATCACGATTGCCAAATATGCATTGTGGGTATTTCTCCGGCAGGATTAAGACTAAAGACTTTTGATGGATACAAAGTATTACATGACAAAGAATCTAAAGGTCTACTGGATAGATTAAGACCTATCAGAGTTATTAAAAATAGAGGAGGTATATCTAATAAAGTAGGTTATTTAAAGTTTTTTGGAGAGTGTGCTTATTTCTCTGAATTACCGGAACCTGAGAAAATAACCAGAGAACATTATAATAATTTCTTTGAAAAATACGGATAATTTCGTATCTTTACAGACTGTTTGCAAATTAAAATTTATGACAAAAGAACAATTTTTAGAGGTCTTAAATAAAGACCCTACTGAGGTAACTACCCCTGAGATTATAGAAGTATGTCAATATTATATTGACAATTATCCTGTTAATATTAGACAACCTATGGGTTATACTAAATCAAAACTACTTGTTAAAATAACAGGAGGTTCACCTGAAAGCTGTATAAAAGCATTTAAAGGATTAAAGAAAAGAATTAATGAATTTAAAAATTAAATTATGTTCAAAACAAAAACTAAAGTAACAAGAGGAGGTAAATCCTCAAATGAGGAGTATATTGTAATTGCAGATACTCCAACAATTGCAGAAGCAATTCTAATAAAAGAATTAGAAGGAACTACTGTAGAGAAAACTACTAATGTATCTGAGTTAAAAGTTCAAGATATATTTGAGAATGGAGGAGGTACTTTCTATGAGATTAAGATTCAATATGAAGATGAGTCAGGTACTAAAACTATTAAAGAAACTTATATCCAAGAAGGAGCTGGTATATTAGATAGTATTGATAGATTTAGAAATAGCATAGATTGGGGAGAATTAACAAGTGTAAAAGAATTACCATTTTTAGGAATTTTAAAATAAATCATATGGAAAAATTTAAAGAATTGAAAATCTCTAGTGAAAAATTAAGAGATCTAGTTTATGAAAATTACTTAGTGATTGATGATGTTGAATTAGATATTAAAGAAGTTGATTCTTCTTATGATGGTTCAGGTAGACATACAGAGTATCATAGTAAAGTATTTTATATTAAAGATACTGATCAATATTTTCAAGTTTCTTACGAGGAATCTGTTAAAGATGAAATGGGTTGGTTTGAATGTAATTATGGAGAGGCTGAATTAACTGAAGTAGAGCCTTATACAGAAACAATAACTAAATATAAAATAAAGAAATAATATGGAATTACCAATTAAACCAAAAACACCTGCAAGAAAGAATCCTTCTTTTATGATATTATTCAGTAAACCTAAAGCTGGAAAAACTACCGCGTTATCATTACTTGAAGATAATCTTATTATAGATTTAGAAAATGGTTCTGACTTTGTAGGAGGATTAACAGTAAAAGCTGATTCAACTTCTGACTTGGTAGAAATTAAGAAATCTCTAATTGAGATGAAAGATAAAGGTAAGCAGTATAAGTATATAACGCTTGATACAGCTACAGCTCTTGAAGATATGGTAGGAGATTTAGCTATTAAGATATATAAAGAAACTCCTATGGGAGCTAAATATGGTACTAAACCTGGAGAAGATAATATAAAGAAACTTCCTAATGGTGCTGGTTATCTTTATATTAGAGAAGCTTATGAAAGAGTTATTAACATGCTTAAACAATTTCCAACTGAATGTTTAATCTTAACAGGTCATGTGGCTGATAAGATGATTAATAAAAATGGTGAAGAAGTTTCTGAAATGCAATTAGATTTATCTGGCAAACTGGGTAGAATTATGTATTCAAGAGCTGATGCTGTTGGGTTTATGTATAGAGAAGGAAATACATGCAAACTCAACTTTAACGGAGGAGGAGATATGATTGTTGAAGCAAGAGCTGACCATTTGAGAGGTAAGGAATTTATACTATCTGAGATGGATGATAAAGGTAAAATTAAAACTTATTGGGATAAAATCTTTATAAAATAATATTATGGAAATTAATATAAATAATTTTACAGGAACAGTTCTATTTGAAGAAAATAGAATTACTATGACTACTAATGAACTTGAAGTTATATATAAAAAAATAGCTTCACCTACACTAAAAGTAAAAAAGTCTACTGACATACAAACGGATGATAGAATTTATTCAGATAATGCTAAAAACTTCAATAACTCAACAAAAGTATGGTTAACTAAAAACGGTATAGATTATAAATTTCAATCTATGGTAAAAGCATCAAAAGCATTGAAAATTCCGTACAGTAAACTTAGAAATGCTATCAATGGGGATAAAATAAAAATACATGGTTTTAAGATTATAAAATAATATTATGGAATTTGGAAAATTAAAAAAAGCAAGTAAAAGAGTTACTAAAGAAGAGAAGTATGATTATCCTGTTATGACAGTACATACTAAACCAGAAAAAGGATTTTCAAATAAAGTTAGTTTTAATAAAGCTGCAATTAAAGAATTTGGCTTTGAAGAAGGAGGTAAATTAGCATTTGCCTTTGATGGAGATAGTCTATTCTGTAAGATAGGAGAAGATGCTTATACAGTAACTAAAACTGAAGGAACAATTAGTGATAAATCTTTATGTGAAGCTTTATGGGAACATTTTGAAGTAGACGGTACAGAAGAAATAGAATTAGCTATTTATGAAGAAGCTGATAATATTTATGGATTTAACAATATAGATATTCTGGATAATACTTCGGAAGAAAATAATTCTGATAATGACTATTATTCAGATATGACAGGCGAAAGTGTGGAAGATTATGAAGAAGAGAGTACAATAACATCAGGAATAATTTAATAATTAATTTTAAAAATATACATATATGTTTGATTTAAGTAAAGAAGTTACAGAAAGTAAAGAAGTTGGTGGTGGTAATTTTGTACAAAAAAACTTAGAACCTGGTATTCATAAAGTAACAATTATGGATTTTGAGGTTAAGATTGCAAGTACAGGTAAATTTAAAGTAAATGCCTTAGTTGAAACTGCTCCTGTAGAGGCTATTGGAGATAAAGGATTTAAGTATGATGGTGTTGGTGGAGAACATGTAGCTAAAGGATTATTTGGTAGAGTAGCTTTGAATAATATATGGTTTGATTTTGATATTAAATCAATGGTTCAGGAGATTGGTAATGACTTAATCCAATTTGGTACAAAAACAGGCACAATTGATGAATTATCCAAAATTGAAATGTCTACTACAGGCAATCCTCAAGATGATTTAGAAAAAAACCTAAAGAAAGTAGCTAAAGTATTAAGAGGTGCTTATTTTTATGCTTCTATTAATTCTGAGCAATATATTAATGGTAAAGGTTATCCTGCTGATAATATGTATTTTAACAAAGGATTTATTAAAAATGAATCTGGAGAAAAAGTAAGACATGAAGGTACTAAAATTTATCTAAATACAGCAGCATCGGCTCATTCAGTAGAAGCTATTAAAGAAGTTATTATTATAGACACTCCTACTGAAGAAGGATTTAATCTTATTGATATTAATGACAAGACTATAAGTACTTGGAGAAAAAATAAAGATAAGACAGATAGTTGGAATTTTAAATGGGCAGAACAGCCTGATACTGATGAAGATGATGTAGATTTAGGAGATATGCCTGATCTTGATGATGATTTGGGAGGTATTTAATGTTTGAAATAAAACCAAAATTAACTAAAGAGAATATTCTAAATAGAGTGAGAGACAGTGAAATATTTAATTTCTACTGTCCTCACTTCAACAAGGGATTTTTCCCTGGAGAATTTAGAATAGGTGAATCAGATAATCATCCATCTGCTAATATCTTCTTAGGAAGAGATGGTAGATGGAGATATTCTGATTTTGGTGAAGCAGGGACTTATGACTGCTTTGCTTATGTACAACGAAAGTTTAATTTAGGTTTTAAAGAAGCATTGGATAAGATTAATATGGATATGAATTTAGGATTAGGAGGGTTAAATAATAACTCTCCTTCTTCTTACTCTAATTTTCATCCAATTAAGCCTAAGTTATCAACATCAACTACTTCACTATCTGAAACAATTATTAAAGTTAAAAAGAGACAATACGAATCAAGAGATAAAGACTACTGGTATGGTAAATATTATATACCTCAGAAACTATTTGAATATCATAATAATTTTGCTATAAAGACATATTGGATATTCAACAATAAAGAGACTTATCCTATAAGTCCTAAAGATATTACTTATACTCAGAATTATTATAAAGACTCTACAGGAATATATAGAAGGAAAATATACAGACCTCTCAGTGACTACAAATGGACAAGTAATATTACAGGTTTAGTAGTACAGGGGATAAAACATTTACCTAAATATGGAGATATTCTTATAATAACAAAGAGCATGAAAGACCTACTAGTATTAAAAGTTCTTGATTTTAAAGCAGTTATAGCAACTAATAATGAAACCAGTTGGATACCTGATAAAGTTAGATTAGATCTAGAATCCAGATTTAAAAATATATTTATAAACTTTGATAATGATGCTACAGGATTAGAAATGGGTAATTATATAGCAAGTCAGTATGGATATACTCCAATATTTACTGAAGATTATGATTATAAAGATCCTTCTGATATGATAGAGAAGTACGGAATTAAATATTGTAAGGAATTTTTTGAAGAACTTATTTATGCAGAATAAAAAAGAAAAGAAACTAAGAGTCTTAGTTATAGCTAATGTAGCTGAGAAGACTAAACATGGTAGATATAAAGTATCTACTGTATATGAGGCTGATACAGCTAAAGAAGCTATAGAGTTATTTAAAGAAGAATATACTCCAGTTGGAGAGATAAAAACAACTTTTTTAAAGAATGCTCATATTGATCACTATTTAAACTTTGAAGATAGATTATAATGTCAAATAAATCAACATTTAAAGTAGGACAGATAAAAGGTATCTTAGAAGGTATCTATAATAATCCTACACTTAGAAGAACTGTAGTTCCTTTATTTATGAGTAATGCTGGAATGGGTAAAACCCACATCATAGAGGAATTTATGAGAGAAAAGGGTGTTTGGCGACCACCTTTTGTATTATCACAGAGAATGCCATTTGAAGTATCTGGTATGGCTTTAGTAGATAGAGAATTAGATAAAATGAAATATTATGACTTTGATTTTCTATTAGATTTAAAAGATGGAGATATACTATTTATTGATGAGGTATATAATGCTAATCCCACTACACTTAATGCATTTTTAACTTTCTTAGAAAGTAGAATTATGATTTCTGGTAAAAAGCTTCCAGATATTATGATTGTAGGTGCAGGTAATCCTCAAGGCCAAGGTACTTTAACTCCTCAAATTAAACGTAGATTCTTACAATATGATTTAGAATTTGATACTAATTCCTGGAAAGATTATATGTTTAAGAAATACGGATTAGTCAAATCTATTAGTAGTAAATTATGTACTTTAATACAAGGAGAAGATTATACAGGATATAACTTTAATTCTCCTGCTGATATTGATAAAGCAGTAGAAATGGTTATCAATAATATTGATACTCCTTATACTATAATAGTAGAGCCTATTCTTAATACTATTATCAAAAATCCTTTAGGTAAATCAATTAAAATAACTGAAGATAGAACTTTAGAAGCTGAAGAACAGATTTCTTGGTTAGAATTAATTAGATTAAATAAAGGTATTAGATTAGAAGAAGATAAGAAGGTAGAAAAATCCTTAAATGAGTATGAATATGTAATTATGGATAAAGATGATAATGTTTTAGGGGAAATTAAGGACATTGAAACATTGAAAAATATGTATTATTTTACTGATGATCAGCTAAATAATCTGGAATTAGGTAAAAAAACCCCCTCCCGCCGGACCCCCTCCCTTATTTTTCAAAAAAATAATTAAATAATATGGAATTATTAACAAGTAGTAAATTTAAACTACCTTATCTGTTTTTTATTACAGATAGAGAAGAGATAAAAGAATTACCCCTAGGTGTTCCTTTTATTTATGGAGATGAAAGTATTAAATCTGATATTATTAGAATTTTAGAATATGAAATTTTATATCAGAAAGCTATTTCAACAGGATTACCTTTTGATTTTAGACAAATTCTATTAGATGAGGGTTATACTGGACTTCAAGATTGTCATTATGAATTGCCTGCTTATATGGACTGTATTTCAGATGATAATATAGATGAAGATATTTTAGGAGATGATTATGATTTAGGTAAATCTATTAAAGAAGATCCTACATTATTTAATACTTTTATTAGAGATTCTGCTGTATATGTGAATATACAAAAGATAAAAGAACTTAATGTATTTCCTCTATGGTTTGATAAATTAGAAAATGCTATTGAAACGAATATACATAATTTTGCTGTATTCAATGATTATATGTATAATAAGAAATTAGATGGTATGTATGGAGGAGTAGAATTATCTTCTCCTAATAGAAATCTAATTATTATTGATATTTCCGGGAGTATTCCAAAAGCTGTATCTTCAACATGTTTAACCCTATCTAAATCTCTAGCTGAGACTTTCTATGCTGATTTATTGATTACTGGAACCATATCTACATTATATCCTTATGAAAATCTTCATGAATTGAATGTTCAAACTATTTATAATGAAAATGGTATGGATAATGATCAGATTTATTTTAAAAAGTTAGTTACAAGTGAAAAAAGAACATATAAAACTTGCATAGCTTTTGGAGATAATCACCACCCAGGATCTAATTATTGGAAAAATGCTGTAAGTATTAGTGATGAAGATGGTAAAAAGATGTGTTTATGGGAAATAGATAAGTTAATATCTTTTCATACTGAAGGTACAAAGCATATAGCAGGATATGCAAGATGGTTTGATCCTAAAGAAATTGAAAAGATAGATAATTGGTGTAAATATTTAAAATAATTTAATAAACAATTTAAAAAAAAGTAAAATGAGTAAATTTTTAGAAAGTAAAGAAGTATTTGTAGTAAAAGGTTATTTATCAAGCAGTAAAGATAAAGTACAACCTATTTATAATGAGGAATTTATTAAAGCACAACAAGATGCTGAGTTTATAATTACTTTTGCAAAAAAAGCTAAAGGTAAAGATTTTACGGGTAAAGAAGCTGACTCAATTACTGATATGTTAGCAGAAACTGCTTTAGAATTGTCACAAAAAGATACAAAATATCTAGCAGCTCCTAAAAAAGTAGGTAAGAAACTATCTGAGCAATTAAAAGAAGAAGCTTTAGCATTTGTTAAGTATAAAGAAGAATCTTCTAAAGTTGATAAAGTAAATGATTATCTTCAAAGATATAATGTAGTTAATGAATTTGAAGAGATTGGCTTATTCTTTGAAGATGGTATCTGTAAACTTAATAAGATCTACACTATGAAGGAGATTGTAGATGCTGCTAAAATCTTTATTGAGATTACTGATTAATTAATTACTAATTATTAATTTAAAGCCTGGATATTAATTTATTCAGGCTTTTTTATTTAAAACTATGAAAGAACATATAGATTACATAATTGAATATTTAAAGAAACAACCTTTTGTAGATGGCTGTATTACAGGAAGTTGTATGTTAGATGAATATTGGGATGGGATGGATGTAGATTTATTTTTGTATTCAGAAAAATCTTTCCAAGCTATTCTTTGGAATTTATACTACAATGAAGATTTTTTAATCTTAGATAAAGCAGAACAATGGAAATTTGAACAGTATGTTACAAAAGATAATGGTAAATCTCCTTTTGGAGTTACTAGCTTGAAATTTGTCTATAATACCTGTATTCCTGTAAATATCATATATAAGAGATATTGTAGCAGTATATTTGATATACTTGCTACATTTGATATGAATATTATAGCTAAAGGATATGATATTAAAACTGGACAAATTTTAGATTTATCAGGAGATTCCTTTAAAACTAAAATAGCTAATCCAAACTCTTGGAATTCTAATTATTATGATCCATCTCTTTGGCAAATTTCCAGAGTATTAAGGCAATTGGAGAGATGTATTAAATATTATAAAAGAGGATACAATACAGATGCAGTAGTTCTAAAATATATAGAACTTATTGATATTATCCAAAACTATCAGAATATATTTGATTCTCCTACTTTTAATGAAAAACTTAAAATAAGAAAAGCTAATACTAAACTTATTAAGCAAATACTAATAGTATGGCTTAATACCCATGAGATTACAGATAAAGAAATTGAATTAATGAAAACTAAAATAAAAGAAATATAATTATGGCAAGTATAGAAGAATTACTTAATGCTTTACAAAATCCTGAAGGATTAGAAAATACTTTAGAAAACTGGTCTAAAGTAGCTAGAAAAGAATTAGAACCTTCTGAAATAGAAGAATTTTTAGCAGAACATGGTGATGATTATGAAGATGCACTTTAAAACTAAAAGATATGAATAAAATACAACAATTTATAGTAGATAATGATCTTGATTTAGATGATTTAGGTAGTGGTTTAAACGGTGTATGTTTAGCTATTGCAGGATATGCTTGTTATTTAGAATATGATAATATTGATGATCTTTTAGAGGATATTTGGAAAGATGAGTTTAATGATGGAACTACCTCAGAGTTTGATTCTGAACTAGAAAGAGTATTTGATTATGCTTATGAAAATGGATATGAGGATTGGTGGAGTAAACCTGAAGCTAAGAAAATTTATAAGTTTTAGATTATGAGAACATTTCTGGTAAGTAAAGAAAACAAAAGACCTCTTGTTAAATGGGGATCTATACCAGATAATACATTCTATAAAGGAGTTGTACCTAGCAATTATAAGCTAGGTATTTCTCCTACTCCAGGATATGTTATTGTTGATATAGATAGACATGGTAAAAAGAATGGTTTTGAGCATATTCCTCAACATATTTATTATGAATTAATGACCACTTTTAATTATGCAACTAAAAATAAAGGTCGTCATTGCTGGTTTAAATATACAGGAAATAAGCCTTTAGGTAATAAAACAAGTAAATATTCTATCGACCTTAGAAATGAACGAGGGTATGTTGCATATTGGGGAAAAGAACCTATTGAAAATATTACTAAATTAACTAAAGAATCTTCTCCTGAAATGAATAAATGGTTAGAAGAGTTATTTAGTTATAAAGATTAAAAAATGAAAAAACCTGAAGAATATGTAGATTACTTCCAAGGAACTTATATGAGTTCTTGTGGAATAACTGAAGAAGCTAGAAGAGATTTAGAAACTGTATTTAAACAAGCCCAAAAAGATACCATAGAATATGCTTTAAATGAAGCTGCTGAGAATGCTGAGATTGGCTATGATTGGGAAACTAAAGAAGCCCCTAATTGTATGGAATGTGGTAATACAGGTGTTAATAAAAACTCAATCCTATCACTAAAAGATAAATTATTTAAGGAGGTTGATGATGAGTCATACTGAAAAACAAAAATTACAGAAAGCAAGAGCTTGGTTTAAGTTTCAATTATCAGGTTTACATTTAAAAATTAAGTCAACTCATCTTACCAAGTATGAGAGGGCTATGTTAGCACAGTTATGTGTATATAGAAATATTTTATTAAATGATTTTGATTCTAATTCTAAAAAATTAGGCTTAAATGTACCAAAACATAGATGTTGGTGTGGTAGAGAAGGTAAATATGAAGCTGAATATAAACATGATGGATTAGTTTGTTATAAACATAGAAAAAATGAGTAAAATACTATTAATTGATGGTGATTTTATTCTTTGGAAAACTGTACCTATATCTGCTTTAAGTGAGACAGAGAAAATGTATGGGGTTTCTAATGAAAAATCACTAGAAGACATTCAAGAACATATAGATTGGTATCTTGAAAATAAAATATTTATACCCACAGGTTGTAAAGATTATCTTGCTTTTTTAGGAGGTAAAGGTAATTTTAGGAAAGAGATAAATACTGGATACAAAGAGAATAGGAAAGATATAGAATACCCTGATTATTTTTCTGAAGCTAAACAATATCTTATAGATAAATATGATTTTCATCCCATAGATAATATAGAAGCTGAAGATGCTATAGGTATCTGCATTGATTACTTTCCTAATAATATAATTGTTAGGGAGGATCATGATTTAAACCAACTACCTGGAGTTCATTATAATCCGACTAAAGAAAAATTTAAAGAAATCTCTTTTAAAGATGCTCAGTATTATAAATACTACCAGTGTTTAACAGGATGTACTTCTGATAAAGTAGTCGGTATAAAAGGTATTGGAGACGCTAAAGCTAAAAAACTATTAGCTGGAATATCTACAGACTATCTGTTATTTAAAGTTATTGAGGAGTATTATAAGAAGTATAAACACGAAGGTCTTCAAAAGTTTGAAGAAAACTATAAGTTACTTCATATTTTAAGAACTCTTGATAATTTAAAAGATGCAGGATTGGAAAAGATAATTGAAGACAAATTACAATTTATTAATAAACAGTCAGAAGACTTAAATTTTGATTTATGATAGGAGAAACTATTGAGTATTTAAATCCTGAAAAAACCCGGTATATTAAATATACTATGGAGAATGCTATTAAGATTGTATTATCTGGTAGATATACTGTTAATATTGAAGACTTTGATAAAAATAATAATATTAAGGAGCTTGTTTTGGATGATTTAGTGTTTGAAAATGGTCAGACTATAGAAGTAAAAATCAATGATATTACTTACAATCTACGTATTATAACTATCAAAAAAAATAAAAATAAATATGAATTATTATTAGAAAACAGAAATAAATCTTCTATATTTGTAGTTCCGTCTCTGGGATATGACAGTACATATTTCAGCTATGACAAGCTGTTTGTTAATTCATTTCTAGCAAGAAAAGAATTAAAAGAAGAAGTGAGTGAAGTATATTTAGTATATAGATCTACTAAAGCAAATGATTATATTCAATTAGATGAAAAATTAAGAAAACATCCTAATTATGTAGATAGTTATGACTTTGGTAATACTGATATATTACTAAGATTTGATATTCCTGAGAAGTATATTCCAGAAGTAAAGAAATTTGTAGAAGGTAGTTATTCTATGTTCTCAAAGGACTTTAAAATAAGAATCTTAAACTTCTTCAATGGAAGTAGGACTTTAATTGAAAATCTAAAGATGATATTTAATAAGGATAAACAGTATATAAAGAATAAATATCCTAAGTTAGATGATGAATCTCTAGAAGAAGTAGATGAAGTTTTCTCCAAAGTAAATATGGAAGATGAGAAAATAAATGTATAAATTATGTATGAATTATTAGGAAAAGAATGGTATGATGATAAATTTCAAAAGTTAATAAATAGTGATTATGGAAGATGGTTGGAAAAATTCTTAGTTCATGAATGGGCTAAGAAAACCATTATTCCAAGTAAAGAAGATACTAACCTATTCAGATGCTTTAGGGAAACTCCTTATAGTAAAGTCAGTGTAGTTATAATAGGAGAATCTCCTTACCCAACATATGTAGTTGAACCTGAAGTTCCTACTTATGATGGATTGGCTTTTAGTAATGGTAATTCTTTTAAAATATCTCCTTCACTAAGGAATATATTTAAAGAATTAGAGAGATCCTATCAATTACCTCAATCTATGCAGGATTGGGATCTAACCAGATGGGCTAAACAAGGAGTATTCTTAATTAATGCTGCTCAAACAGTAATTAAAGGAAATCCTGCAAATAAAGTAGCAGAATACCAAAAAGTATGGAATGGGTTTATGAGATATACAATATCAGTATTAAATACTAAAAATGATATTGTTTGGATGTTGTGGGGTAATAAAGCACAGAAGTTTGAAGAATATATTAAAAATACTACTCATGCTATTATTAAAGATGGACATCCATCACCTCTCAACACAACAAATCCTTTTATAGGATCTGGTACTTTTTTAAAAGCTAATGAAGAACTTAAAGCAAGAAATAAACAAGAAATACAATGGTAAAACACTTTGATAATTTTATTATAGAATTTGAATTTATAGTAGATAGATATGAAATTAAAGATATTCTACCTAAACCTGGAAAACTTATGATAGATGTTCTAAAAGAATTAGAACTAATACTAGCCAGTGATATATTAGAAAATCTTAATAAAGCATCTAAAATTAATTAATAACCAAACCTGTAGTACGCAATTAATATGTATTTATAAATACTGTTAAATGATTTCTATTCCCGTAGAATGTACTACAGGTTTTAACTTTTAAAAAAATGTTAAAGAATTTTATTTTTGATACAACTTTTAAAGTATTTTCAATTGACAAAGAAATCTTATTTAATAAAAAAAGAGGATTGGCATGTATTATTAAACAGTATTTATGTTACTGGTTAGATACTTATACTAAAATGTCTAATGATGATATAGCTGCAATTTTAGAGTATAATAATAGAGGATCTGTGTCATATAATATAAAAATAATAGCTGATAAAAAACAAAATAATCCTGGATTACTATATGATGAATTTTTTGTAATTGAGAGTGAAATACGACAACATATAGACCTAGATATAAAGATTTCTGATAAGCTTATGGGCCCATTGAAAGAAGATATTGAAATATTAAAAGCTATACTATTAGAAGTAGGTCCTAGAAAACGTTTAGGTGTAAAAAGATATGATAAAATAGTAGAAATCTGTAAAAAATATAAATCATGACTTATAAAGATATGACTTTCTGTAAAGCAAGTAAAGAATGTAAAAAAGGTAATAAGTGTGAAAGAGCTTACAATGAAGAACTTAAAGTACAAGCTACTATTTGGTGGGGAGGTCCAAATGCTCCAATAGCTGTTACTGATAAATTTGATTGTTTTGAATTAAAAGAAGAAAAAGATGAATGAACAAGTATATAAAAAGAAAGGTAGAAAATATATACCTATAGGATACTCTGATGGTTTCACAGGATTTCCTACAGATGGATTCTGGTTAGTTCAGCAGAAAGATGGATCTAAATCATCAGAATGTATTATTAAAATAGATGAACTAGAATCTCTCAGACCTGCTGCTGATTTAATCTTAGAGTATAAAAATAAGATTATAAGATATTTAGCAGAAAGTGAAAATTGTAAGGTATATAATGTAAGCTATGATGCTTTTGTATCTAAAATGTTAAAAGAAATTACAAACAGTAGATAATGATAAAAGGAACTAAAAATCAATTATTTAATATTAACAATAATTTCCAAGGAGATTTTAAGAAAGTATTAACTGTATGTAGTGCAGGTCTATTGAGATCTGCTACATTACAGAATACTCTTATTAAAGAGTATGGATATAATGTAAGAAACTGTGGTACTGAAGATTATGCTTTAATACCTATTAGTGAGGCTTTGGTTAAATGGGCTGATGAGATTGTTTTTGTTGAAAAGTATAACTTTAATAGAGTTAAGCCTGATCTAGAGAAATATGATGTATTGGATAAGTGTATCATATTAGATATACCTGATATTTATGGATTCTGTGATAAAGAATTAGTTGAAATTTGTAAAGAACAGTATGAAACAAGAAACAAGAATTAAATTAGAAGCTTTGTATGAAGTTCAATCAAGAACTACTCAAGCTAAGTACACTAAAGAAGAGTATGTTAATAAAATTGCTAAAGAAAAAGATCTAATTGATAAAAACAGAGATAATGAGTAAAATAATTTATTTAAAACAAGAAGTGTCTATTGGAGAAATAATAGACTTTGAAGGAATGAAAGTTACTGTGAATAGTGAACTTATAAATAATAATCCTGAGTTATTTGAGGTTAAAGAAGAAGTTCCTGAATATGTTAAATACCTAGGTGAGGGTCCGTGGAGTATTTTTAAAACAAATGAAATATATAAGACCAGTACTGATTTTATATCTAAAAATGCTAATTATAGGTGTTGGGTTAATGCTGACGGATCTTCAGGACAAGTTATATATCCAGAAGAAGAAATTTATTTTTCACATAGTTCTAAAGAAGAATTTGAGCGTCAGGAGCTTTTAAAGGAAGCTAAAAGAAGATTTCCTATTGGAAGTAGGTTTAAAGATATACTTCCTAACAATCCTGAAAAAGGAATACACACTGTAGAAGAATATCACATTAATGACCTTGTTAATGAAATGAACATTTGTGCTAAAAACAGTAAAAATACTAAAGCAAATAATGTTTATATTTATTGGGATGGTAAATGGGCAACCAAGTTAGAACCTATACTCACTACTGAGGATGGTAAAGAAATGTATGACGGTGATGATGTTTATTTTGTATGTAACGATTATAATATAGTTACTCTTAAAAATATAAACATTGCTACAGATGTAATACTAAAAGGTAAATTCTTTGCAGACAAGTCTAAAGCTGAACAATGGGTTAAAGATAATAAACCTAAGACTTTAGAGGATTATGAGGATGAATTATTAACTTATAAAACTCCTTTATACGTAGAATTAAAAGAGAAAGAACCTAAACTTTATTGGTTAAAAGTTATGAAAATTATAGCTGAAGATCTTAATAAAGGTAATAAAGGTGAATATTTTATTGTTTGGGAACAAGATAAATTTGAACCCTGGATGAGATGTGATTCTGATAAATATTCAGAACCTTTATTTGATACTAGCGAAAATGCTCAAAAAGCTATAGATATTATGGGTAATAAACTTAATTTAATTTTTGGTAATGAGTGATAATAAAGAAAAATCAGATAGGTTTAATGAAGGTAAACTTAAATGGTCTTTAGTACACTATAAATCTCTGGAACCTATGATTAAGGTTCTGGAGATGGGTGCTAAAAAATATAGCCCTGATAATTGGAAGAAGGGTTTAGATCTTAAAGAAGTTCAAGAATCTATGCAAAGACATTTAGCTTCATTAATGGACGGTGAAACTCATGATAAGGAATCTGGAGAATTACATATGGGTCATATTATGTGTAATGCTATGTTTTGGGTATATCATTATAATAAAAATATTAAGTAAGGAAGGGATTATATGAACATTGAAACAATAGAAGTATGTGGTTTTCCTGGAGTATTAAAAGCTCTCAGGAAGCCATTTAAGAAAGAAATGAGGAGTACTTATAATATTGATGTATTCTATGGAGAAAATACAGGACTACAGGACATTATTACTAAATCTAGTACTATTAGGATTCACCCTGAAGATATTAAACTAATGAGTAAATTAGTTAAAGCTGGTGATGAGCATAGTAAGGCACTCAGAGGATTAATAGTATATGCTGATTTTGAACTCCCAAGATACATTTGGTCAGAGTTTGATACATATCGTATAGGTAAAGAATGTTTAAGTTCTGAAAGTACTATGCATACTATTCTTAATGAAGATATTACAGAAAATAATTTTGATGGTATAGATGATAATATTTCAGATATGATTATAGATCAATTTATTGATGCTGTCGATACAATTAAACAATCACAATTACCAAATAAAATAAAAAAGTTATCTATTAAATCTATTCTTCCAGAATCATATCTTCAAACTAGAACTTTAATGTTATCTTACCAAGCTTTAAGAAGAATATACTTTCAGAGAAGACATCACGAATTACCTATTTGGAAATCAGTATGTAACTGGATAAAAGAATTACCTTATAGTAAAGAACTAATAACAATTGAATAATGAAAGTAAAAATAAAGAAAACACACAAAGATGCAATAATTCCTAAATATGCAAAACCAGGAGATGCTGGGATGGATTTAACTGCTGTAAGTAAGATATATGATAAATACGGTAATGTATCTTATGGTACTGGATTAGCTTTTGAAATACCTAAAGGTTATGTAGGATTATTATTTCCTAGAAGTAGTAATTGTAAAAAAGATTTATTATTAAGTAATTCTGTAGGTATTTTGGATTCTGGATATAGAGGTGAGGTTTTTGTAAAATATAGACCTTCTGCTATGTTTTTTGAAGATGCATATGCTCCTGAAAATGATATAGGTACAAACGAGGATTTCTTTGACACAATTGTATTACCTAGAATTGACGAAGGGAATCATCAAGGATATGAAGAATATGACGTAGGAGATAGAATATGTCAATTAATAATTATGCCTTATCCTCAAATAGAATTTGAAGAAGTAGATGAATTATCTGACACTGAAAGGTCTACAGGAGGATTTGGATCAACAGGAAATTAATATCGGCTAATAACCCGATATTTTCAATTATCGTTTAAAAACCCGATATTTTATGAAAACTGTATTAATAACAGGAAGTGCTGGTAATTTAGCCAGAGAAATAATTAAAGAATTAAAAGGTAAATACTTTACTATTGGTCTTGATATGTTACCAAGTAAGACTGATATTAGTCAAGAAGTAGTTTTATCTGATTATAATATAGAAGAATTACTACAAACTTATGATCCGGATATAATAATTCATCTTGCAGGTACAAGTAGACCTGTAGACTGTCAGAAAGATGTTTTATCTGCAATGGATAATAATTTTAAAATAACAGATCAAATTATTAGATATTGTAATAAAACAGATGTTCATCTTATATATCCTTCTTCTATTCATGTATTTAGTGATAGTACTGAGGAATATATAGAATCTTCTCATTTAGATCCAATAAACTCTTATGGACTCACCAAAGCATTATCTGAGAAATATATTATAAGAAATCTTAAAAAATATACTATTCTTAGACTAGATGGAGTTATTGGAGAAGAATCCAGATTAATTAAAGATACTGTTATAAGAGGTTTAAATGGTATTTCTTCAGAAATGTATGTTAATACTATACGAAGCTTTCTAAGAGAAGATGACTTAGCTAAAACTGTTGAATTTATTATAAAAAATAATAAATATGGTATCTATAATTTAAGAGGCCCTGAGTCTAAAACAATGTATGAATGGGGAATAAATATAGCTGATAAGTATGGATTTGATAAAGATCTTATAGTAGCTACACATTCCAGAAATATTCATGATGTAAAGAGAATTATTCTTAATATTGATAAAGCTAAAGAAGAATTAATGTTTGAACCTAAAAGTATATTGTAATTATTAGGAGGGATTAACTTCCCTCCTTTTTTAAAACTTCTCATAATAATCAAAAAAATCTAATATTTCAGACCAAAAAGGTACTTTCTTCATAGTATAGTGACCAAAACCGGTCTGATCATTTTTTTTAGTATCCTCATTATACCAAAACCTCTCCTCTCCAAAAGCAGTATCTATAGTTTCATCAAGGGTATTTCCAAGTATATTACTAGCATCTTCCAGTAGTCTATAAATTACTAGAGGATTCTGTAATAACTGATCAGCAGAGCCTTTATCATAGAAAAAGGTTAGCTCTAAAGCTGATCTCTTAACTAATCTATAAGCATATAAAGTAAATAAATTAGTTTCTTCATCATCATCCCATCCTGCAAAGAATCCTAACATTGCAGCAGCAGTAGATAGTATCATTATAGTTCTAGCTTCTTGAATAGTAGCTCTAAGCTTTCCTTCCAGCATTGGAATATACCACTCTTTAAATTCATCAAATGTAAATTCTGTTTCAGGATTCTTTAACATAAATCTTTGATAAGACTTTTCAAGATTTTGCTGATTAATTTCTTTTGAATACATACCAAAAGATAATAACTCACCAGATACTTTACCTAACTCTTTAAGAGTTGGAATAAATCCATTACCAATTATATCACCCCAAGCTGCTCTAATTCTACCTTCATTATAAGACTCTAAGGTGTTATCATATTTTAGTTTACCAAATCTTGACATTGCAGAGCCTGGAATCCACTGTTTGAATTTCATTAATATTCTATAAATTAGAGCAGTGTCCATAATAGAAGTATTTTCTCTATTAGTAGATCCTTTTATTAAATATGCAATACGTTGTACTTTTGCTCTAAAACTATCAAATTCTTCATTTAGATTTTCAATATTCTTAATCTCTAACTTATCATCTTTTATAGAAATGCTGTCATAAAGGCTTGGAGCATCTTTATTAATAAGTTTATCAGTCTTTGGATTCTTAATTTTACCATCTGAATCAACTTTATAATGCCTTACCATTGATAATAATATCTGATTATCAACAGAATTATCACCCCATTCATGTAACTTTAAAGCATTCCTCATGGTAATTGTAGAAACTAATTTAGAAGCTGACTGCTCTATAGCTTGCTCATAATTAAAGTTTCTTGAAGTAGGCTTAAACAATTCAACTATAGAAACTCCTTTCTTATCTTTGTTAGTGAGTTCTTTCCTTGAATCTTTAAATCCCATATTAGTAAAAAATATACCTTCTTTACCTACCAATCTTGTATTTATTTTACCATTGACAATGTTGGAACCTGCTAATATTGGGTCCCAAGTCATAGAAGATAATGTCATATAACTAGACAATATATCATATAATTTATGAATACTATAGGTTATACCTTTATATTTTATTTTACCCTTCTCGTCTTGTATTTTTTGACCATATATATCCCTTTTAACGTGTTTCTCAAATAAACTGATTAAATCTGTAGGAACTCCAAAGATCTTAGCTACATTCTTCTTTAAATGGTTTTTAAGTGGAGTATCTCCATCAGATAGAGTAGTTTTAATATTATCATTCTCTCTTAAAGTATAATATGCTATCTGTACTTGATCTTCAATAGCATTTAACTCTTCAGCTTGATATACTTGTTGAGCAAATATCATTAGATTGGTAGCTAAATCAATACTTTTTAACTCAGCTCCTTTTCTAAACTCTTCTTGCTTAACTCTTCTATTATATTCATCATCAAAAACTTTAGTATCTTCTTCAAAACCTTCATTAATAAGTTCTTGTTTTATATGAGATAATTCCTTATTGGTAAGATTATCGTGTAGAGGTGATACTCCATATACAGGTATTCTGTTAATAGGTTTACCATCAGGACCTAATTCACCATAATCTAAATCTGTTGTTTGAGCTGATAGATTTTGTCTTAAAATCCTACCAATATCTTTAATTCCCATTACTCCATGCTGACCTATTCTATCTACTACATCTTGTCTAAAATTTGAAGTAAAATTCCTATTCTTAATTTTATCATAACCTACAGATTCTCTAGCTTTACTTGTAAAGTTTTTATGAAAATCATAAAATGCTTTCAATTCAGGAGTCTTATTGATCTCTAAGAATTTAGAAGATTTATAAGTATTCAGTTTTCTGTTAGGACTTATAAATTTATAATCTGCATTTTTATAAGCATTAGGATACTTCTCAACATTGTATTGTTTTTCCCACTTGGTAAGATCCTCTTTTATAAGAACCTCTCTTCTTTTATTATATTCTTCCTTAGATTCTTCAGGAACATAATCAGCTTTAATGCCTATAATAGGATCTCTTAAATCCTTCTCATACCTATCTTTAGCTTGTTGATATTTATCTTTTTCAAATATTGTATATTTCTTAAACCATCCGGTATCTTTCTTTTTTTTAGCATCCTCAAATGCTTCATAATAAGAAGAATCCATTTCAGAGACAATATTCAAATTATCATCCAGAATCCTTTTATATAAAGACATAACAGAAACACCTTCTCTTTTAGCTAATTGCCTAAGTCCTTCAGTTAATTCATTAATATTTTTATTGAAAATGTCCATCTTTCTAAGAACATTACCTTCAGTTCTTCTAAGCATCCTATTATACCATTGAAATACAGGATTATCAATATCTGCAATACCATTAAATAACCTATTAAATGTAGAAGGTAATTTACCCATTTCTAGTTCATCTACACCAACTCTATTAATAGCTCGTTCAAATATTTTATTTTGAATATCTTGTTTTAAAACATCAACTCTTCCTGAGAACTGTCTGAGTTTAGTTGTAAAGTCTTCTTTTTGAGTTTTAGAGAAAGTATTTAATTCTTTCTCCAGTTGATTTGTTTTTAAAAATACTTCCAAGAAACTAACATAATTAAGTAATTCATTATCTTCAAGATAACCTTCCTCACCTAACTTCTTATTTAATCTATTTTCAATATCTTTAGTAATGTAATGAATTTGATTCATAAATCCTATAACATCTTTTTTTACTAATAATGTCTGTATAGATTTATCAATCTCCTTCATCTTAGCTTCTCTAGCTGAATAAGAAAGTTTTGTATCACTCTTAACTCCTTCTTTTAATCTAAATAGATCAGTAACAAACTTATCTAATTTTGTCATAGAAGTAGTTTCACTTTCCAAAGGAATTTGTACTAGGTATTTTTCAGGAGTACTATTTACAGCTATTTCTAATCCTTGATAACCAACATCTGTCTTGTATCCATAATTAATATTAATAGGTACTATTCTAGCTTGTCTAAACACCGTATTACCAACTTCTGAATCCAGTATTGACTTATATCCTCCAACAATTCTAAAAGTCTCTAATTCCCTATGTTTTTGGCTTAATTCTTTAACTGATTTATTAATCCTGTCTTTACCAAATTTCTTAGCAGAATACTCAAATACTCCAACAGATCCATCACTATATACTGCCATTATATCTGTACTGCCTACAGTATCTATTGAAGAATTATATAATTGTTGTCCAGAGAATATTTCTACAGCACCATCAGGATTTAGATTCTTTTGAGTTTCTTTAATCTCTTTAATAATTAATCTAATACCATCTGCTAAATCTTTAGCTAAAGTAGGATCTAAAGCTACCAATTCCTCAACTGTAATATTTTTCTCTAAAGCTACTTCTCTAAATTGAGGACTTCTTTTAGCAAGTTCTATAACATTAGCCTGTATATCTTTATAACTTGTTTTCTTATCATTAATAATGAAATTAGCTATTTGATTACTCCAAAGATGAATACCTGCCTGTTTAACAACTGTATAAGTAGTTCTATTTTTAGAATAACCATCTTTTCTAGCCTCTGATTCAACTTCTTCAGAGACTATATTTCTAATCTCATTATTTGTAAGTTTATTAATCCAACCTTTATCTGTATAATTTATATTAGTTCTCCAGGATTTTAACTTATTAACAATATCCTGTTGAGTAGGTACTCTTGAAGCTCTTTCAGATTGTCTTTTTTGAAAAGGTAAATCATCATCTGCTTCAAACATTTGTGCTATAGTATTACCTTGAGAGAATTTAACTTGTCTAACTTCACTTCTAATTAAGCTTCTAGGAAACTTACGATAACCTTCTTTTAAAGCCGCTATCCTAGTATTAATTTCTGCTTGAGTAGTGTATTCTTTAGGTTTAATAAAAATACCTTCTCCAATTTGTTCATATCCAGCATCTTCTAACTCATTTAGTTCTTCAAAAGATTTTGCAGTATAAACTTGACCCCTGACTTTTTTCTGAACATCCTTAATACTCTCCTTTAAATTCTCTTTAGTTTGAGTTGGTTGTTTACCTATATTGTCTTTTAATAGTTTATAATATCCGTCAGGAGATTTAGTATATGTATCTCCATTGTGTTTCTTAACAACTGTAGACTCATCTTCATAAACTACAGTACCCTTTATGGAATTATATTCTTCTTTTGTAATTTTTTGCTGCCCTTCATTTATTTTTTTAATTTTAATTTCAGGCTCAACTAACTTCCCATATTTCTGATCTAATATGCTATTAATGTTATCAAGTATTTTCTTAGTAGAATAAGGTACTCCTTCATCATATTCTAAACGAAAATTACTACCAGTAAGTTCAATACCTAATTCATTATGATGATGTGCTAAATTATCAATTATATCAGCTAAATTAGGTTGTACTGAATTGATATTATTTAATGATGGACTCTTAGTATAACTAACTCCAATAATCTCAGACTTCTTATCTTTATTAACTTTTTCAGAAGCATCCCATACACTGCCAGAATATACATCATCATTAGCAGCCCATTTAATATCTTCTGATTTAGGGAATATTTTAAACTTAATTTTACCTCCTCCACCTTCTAAATGGCCTATTTTTCTATCAACAGGCTTAGTAAATGCAGATATAGTAAACTCACCACCAGATTTTTTATTATCTTCAATATGTGCTAGTAGGTTTTGAAACATTAACTCTACATCAAAATCACTATAAGCTCCAACTACAGAATAAAATCCTTGACCTCTACTATATACTTCTTCTGGGTCATATTTAATATCATTAACTTTCTTCCACTCTTCTATAATTTCTTTAGATTGCTCATATTCTTTATTTTTTTCTATAAACTCATTTAATGGGTTTGAAGAAATTTCTCCAGTAACTTCTAAATTCTTAACTTTATATTCAAATTGTAAATGTGTTGGGATTTGAGTATGTAAATAAGAAAAAGCCTCTGCATATGTTTTAAAACTTTTGATAATATTATTATGCTTTGTATTATATACAACAAAAGGGTATTCGTTAATATCTTTTTTAATGTTTATACTTGTTTTACCTAAATCAACCTCTCCTAACTTAGTCAACTCACTAATATGATTACTAGCTTCTTGATAAGTTTTAAAAGTTTGATTATCAGGTGTAGTATAAATTACTTCATTTCCAGGTAATATAAGTTTACTATTAGAATAAGCTAATAAATCAGCTATATCACCTAAAGTCATATTATCAGGTAATTTATCTATCTCAACTTCTTTAGCTTTAAATAAAGACTTCATATAAGCCTTCATTTCTTTTAAAAGTCTTTTGAGTAATGATATTAATTTACCATCCTTAACTTTATCTAATCTATCAGCAGTATATAAACCTAATAATTCTACAATAGTTTCTTCCTGTTGTTCTTCTAAGGTATATGGAATTTGCTCATTTCCATAAACTGATTTTGAAATATAATGATAACCAGCCTCCCCTGCTTCAGAAACTAAAGTATCGGCTTCTTCTTTAGTTAAATTACTTTTAAATAAAGTATTATATTCATTATCATATACTTCATAAAAATCTATATTTTTACTAGACTTAACAGTTTTATACTGATAATCCTTCTTAACCCTATCTAAGACTTCTTTACCTTTACCATATTCAAGTTCTTTGAGTAGGTTTTGGTATAATTGTTTATTTTGAGCAGTACCAGTTTTTAAAGCCCTAATAATAGGATGCCCTAATATTTCATGGATTGGCGTGTCTAAAGTAGCATATGCTAAATTAATTACAGCAGTATCGCCTTCTAATTTACCTTTATAATCCTTGGTTCTATCAGATTCATATTTAACTTTTAAGCCTATTCTATCAGCCATTCTAGCAGCTAAATCTCTAATAGTTTTTTCAGAAGCTATATACTCTTCATCAGATTGATTAGTATTATTTTGATAAAAAACTTGATTAATGAGATTATCTCTTTTTTGTTCTCTCATCTCTCTAAGCTTAGCTTCTCTTCTATCTCTATCAGTTATAGGTGGAGCTAGAGGTTCTTGCAATATAACCTCATCTGGAAACATATTACCTACCCAAGCTGGAGGATTTTTACCAAATTCTCTTCTAATAGCATCTCTCAATTCTTGATTTTTCCTATTAACAGGAAGATAGTTAGGTACTAATCTAAACTTATAAGTTAAAGATTCTCCTACCTGTTCAGGTACTACAAAATGAGAAGTTTTATTTCTTTTATTATAATTTCTAATTAATCTAAAAACATTTAATTTATTAGATTCAGATGCTTTATAAGGAACCCCCATAGCAGCTTTTAAAGCACTATTACTCATTTGTGTAGGAGGAAAGTTATCTTTATAAGCAACCCAGGTTTTCTTAGCTAAATCTAAACCTACTTGTTTTACTAATTTATCCCAATTAGGATTATTTGTTTTTGGACATCCCATTATAAATCTAATTCTGTTAAATTACAATTATCTAAATTTTCATCTACTTCTTCATCAGAAGGTATATCTGTTACAGTAGGTTCATCTTCTGTAAATTTAATTTCATTTTCTTGTTGAGTTTTAATTCCTCTTAATTCTTGTACAGCCTCATCTTCTATTAATTCTCTATAAACCCTATTCAATTTAATTTCAATAGGATCATTTACTCTATTTGAATTAGTTATTTCTTCTCCTCTATAATCAACAACAGATTTAAATTCAAAGAATTTCTTAATACCTTTTGGTTGGAAATTAGTACCTGGCATAGTACCAAATCCCCAATCTTCATTTGGTTCAACAAACCAATCATTTAATTTAGCACTCCACTTCTTAAAGAAAGGTAATGAATCAACAGCAAAATTCTTAGGAACTATTGAATGATCTCTATAGTTATTACTATAAAAGTCATTAATAAAACTATCCAGAGGTAAATTTTTAATATTTTCTATAGCATTCGTCATTCTTTCTAAGAAGAGTTCTCCAGGTACAAAGCTAAGAAAATTCATTGGACTTTCCAATTTACCTGATTGGAGAATTATAAAGTCTAGCAGATCTTCTCCTAGAGGATTTGCCTGAGTATCTGAATCAAGTAGTTCATTCCATCCTGTTACAAGGGATTCTTCAGTAATCTTATCAGTATATCTATAAAGCATAGTGATATTACTAATCTCATTTTCCCCTCTAATAACAGGAATTAATACTTTAATTAATGGATTATTTTTATATTTAGCATCAGACTGAGCTTCTTTTAATCTTCTAGGTACTGATTTATTTCCTGTAAATAACTCTGCATATCTAGATTTCAATGCAGGTTTAATAATATTATCCTGCTCATCTACAATATCTTGAGTACCTTCAATTAAACTATAAGTATAATATTCAGTAATGAGTTTATCTAAAGCTTTGATCTTATCATCATATGACATCTTTACAGATGGGTGACTATACATAGATATAAATGAATCAAGGGTATCTTTCAGTATTGGATTTCTCAATGCATATATAAAAGGTGTATATGCAGACTCTAATTCTTTGAATATATTCTTATAACCTTCCAAGAAGCTACCCTCAGATATTAATTTATCAGCATTTATAAAATCTGTAGATCTCATTACTTTATCAGTAACTACATTCTTATATAATAAATCTGAAGTATTCTTAGGAGGTTTAGTATCATAAGAAGTAGCAGTAACAAGTTCTTTAACTTTGTCAGCAGCTAATTCATATCTTAGATAATCTTGAAGTATTAATGTTTGTAACCTCTTTTGAGTATTATTTAATTTAGATGTAGAGATCATATCTTCTAATTGATCATTAGTAAATAAATCTCTATCATTAATCTGAGCATTTTCTAATTCAAAATCAGTAGGTCCTCCGTATTTCTCAATTAATCGCTGAACAACTTCCTTCTTATATCTAATATCTCCTGCTTGTCTGGTAGTATCATATGATAAAGAACCTAGATTTTCCAATTGAGACTGCATATCTCTAATTATAGGCTGATTCATAAATAATCCTACAGTTTTTAGAGGTATTCCTGCTCTTAATAGATATATAAATAAATTGGCTGTTTTTGGACCTGCATTAATAGTAAATACATAAGGATCTTTAGCAGCATCTACATAAGAAGATATTAATTCATTAAATAGATTTTGTATATTTTCATTTGCTTTATTAGTATTTTTACTTAGTGGAATAGATCCATCTTCAGTACTGTTACTTTCTAAGAATAGTTTAGTACTTATTGGTAAAAACTTTCTACCTACTTTAGCAGTAATAACGCTTTCTATTCCTAGACCTGCATGTACAAAGTTTATATGAGAAGTAGATGCATTGGCTGCAATACCTACTCCAGATTTAGCACCTAATAATTCAGCAGCTTTATCTAAAGAATTGACTAATCCAAATGCTTGTGTCCAAGTAACTTCTTTAATCCTCTTATAGTCCTTTAATTCTCCTGGTTTACCTTCTTGTAACCAAGAAATATAATCAGCCAATCCTTCCATATTATCAGCAGCAATAGGACTAATTAATCTTTCAAAGTTTTGAGGAGAAGTAACTATCTTATGTTTAAGTTCTACAAGCTTATTTTCTACCTTTTGCAGTTCAAACTTAGACCTATTCATAGGATTTTTAACTCTATCCTTATAAGTCTCATAATCACCTTCTAGATATACAGGGTTATTATCAAAATCATAATAAACATTAGGAGTATAAATATTTAATTTATCAATATCAAAGTCACTACCAGCTTTAGCTACAATCTCTGAAGGAAGTATTATAATATCTCCGGCTTCTTCTGGTAAAAAATCTTTAATTATTAAAGATTCAATTGAATTTAATCCTTGTGTGGGAATCCTAAAACCCAGTATTTCTAATAATCTTGGATCTGTTATTTCACCAATTTCAATACCTTTCTTCTTAAAATAAGAAGGTATGTACACTTCAGCTTGCTCAACAAACTTTAATTCTCTGCCTTTAGAATCTCTTCTTGTGTAGAATTTCAAATCAGCAGCTTGGAATTTCTTATCTCCAACTTCTATCTTATCTACAGCATTTTTATAACCTTCCATCATAGACACAGATACTTGTATTTTCATACCTCCTGTTCTCTTTTGTCTTATAGAAGATTTATCAGCAATTGAGTATAATATAGATTCTAACTGAGTTCTATTGGATAAAACATCAATACCAATATTGTTAATTTTATCAACCATATTGATTCTATCTTCAATAGTACCTCTAGATAGTAATTCGTCTTTAATCAGCTCTTTAAAGGCAGTAAAATTATCTTTAGATTCATACTTACCATCAACAAGCTTTAACCCTAGCCTATCAAGTAAATTATCAAAACCTAACTGTATTCTTTGATTATTAAGGCTTATATATTCATTATAGATCTCTTCAGTAGTAGCTTTAGTATCTCTAAAGGTCATTTCTTTAAAGTTACCATTATCATCTCTAAGAGCATCTATAATATGCTTCATTTCTTGAGTACCTGTAGTAACTGTATCTTTAACCTTCTGTTCTATATTAACTTGAATACCCCATTCTCCAGTATAAGTATTTTGAGTTAATGCTCCTTCTAAATCAGCAATACTAAAATCTTCATTAAATATATTCTGAGGATTTCCCCCTAATTCAGTTACTTTAGCTCCAATTTTATTAGCAGATTCAAATACAGCAATACCTATTTGCTTAGAGGTCATATACTGCATAAGCTTCTCCATTTCAGTATCTTGAGCTACAGATGGAATAATGGGAGCTAGAGATAATTTATAGAATGCAGGAATAAATTCACTTTCTTTTAAAGGAGCAAAATATTGAAACTTTTGAGGATTAAATACTCCTTCAGGCTTTGATTCTAATAATTTAACTCTTTGTTCAGGAGAAGCTTCTTGATATTTAATTTCCCATTGATATAAAGGCTCTTGAATATCCATATCCCACTTACCCATTCTAAATAATAGATCTCTATATTCATCAAGTGAGATATATCCCTGACCATCACCTTCATTCATGTGATAAATCTTATTACCTTTTTTATCTATATGATACCCATAGTATCTATCAGCAACATCCTCACCTAAGACTTTTCTATATTCTTCTAAGTATCTTGAAGGTACTTTCTTATCTCCAAAAGTCATAGTAGTAATACTAGGAACATCTATATCATTAATTTTACCATCAAGTCTTTTAAAGTTAGTATTAATCCAGTTATTTAGATTTCTACTTGTGTTAGGTAATTCTTTTGTTCCAATAGGGCCGGATAATCTTTTAAAGAAATTATCTGTATTCTTATAATATGCAGGTGATCCAAAGAAGAATTTTGTCTGTTCAATATTACCAATGAAATCTCTAGCTGAATACTCTGCCATAAATTCATTGAGTTTATCTTCTGACATCTTCTTGCCTAGATAATTATAATAATCCTTTTGTTTTGTTATAGTTCCAATTCTAAGAAACTCATCTATATTCTTTTTCTGTCTAACATCTAAGAATAATTCCATAAGTTTCCTTAAAGACAACTCATTACCACTACTAATAAAAGAATCTGTATTAAACTCTTCAATGAAAGATTTAACATCTTCTCTAGTTCCATCCATAGCTTCATTGAATGCTACTATAAGTTCCTCATTACCAGAATTCTTAACAATATCTATCATTGGACCTGAATTGAGTTTATCTTCATATTGATAAAACTCAGTTCTATCCTTTAAAGATACCCATTTGATCATTTCATCCTCTAAATAACCAACCAACTGATCAAGAATTGTTCCTTTATCATTAGTAAATACTCCAGGCATACTTATAACTCTGAATAGTTTATTGTCAGAAGCTCTTAACATAGGATATTTATCCTTCATTGTAGATTCAATGTACATAACCCCTTTATCAGAAGGAGCTAAACTTTCAAATAAATCTCCTTGATTATCTCCAAATGTAGAGAAATCTTCATATATCTCTACAGCTACATCAGTATTTACATTAGATCTCTTATTTCCATCCTCGTCAAATATAGCTCCACCATTTCTTAATAACTCTGAATTATTTAAAGACTTATCTGCAAAATGAGGATATAATTTAAGCAACTCATCTTTGGTTGAAACAGCATTTAAAACACTGGATGTTTTAGACATATTACTATGTAGAGAGATATTATATAACTTATCACCCTCTCTGTTTCTATGGGAATTTTCTACAATATTAATAGAAGTTAATGCTTCTAATCTCTCATAGAATTTTCTCGCTTCATCATTTATAGATAAATTATCATTAAATAGATTCTTAGTCTTACCTTCTTTTATATTTTTATATACAGAATTAGTAAGAGTTTTAAATCTACTAGCATTCATTTCATCAGGTAATGATCTAAACTGTTTAGGAGTACCTGTAAAATTAGTAAATTCAATACCTAAGTTCTTTAAAAATATAATTTTATCTTCAATAGTATCTCCAGGTTGCTCTAAAGAATCTACAAATTTATCAGAATATACAGCTCCTTCATCAGATACTTTCATCTTAGAAGTTCCATTTATATTAGAACTCCAAGTGGTTTGAGCAGTCTTCATTCTACTTTGAAGAGTAGGATCTAAATGAACTGCTTGATTTCTATCAGAATCTATTTTTACTCCGGTATATTTTATATTTTGTTTATTAAATGTATTATAAAATTTATTTAATATAATTCTATCATCAACATTTAAGTTATCTTCTCCTACTTTAAAATAGTTAATAACAGGCCCAACTTCAGGATTAACTTGTTTAAGTTCAATCATCCTAACTAACATATCTTCTTCAGAAACTGCATCTGCTAATTTGTTGAATAACATGTTAGATATAGTATTATAATCAATAGCTCTAGGTGTACCAAAACTTGTATAAGCATTGGCAATCTGCCCATTACCTAATTTTTCAGCAGCAGGAATAGCAGACAATATAGTCTTCACTTCTGTAGTAGCTGTATCTTTAGCTGATACTTTGATAGATACTTCAGCCCAATGATTACCCGCTGAATCTCTACCTTTATCAGGATCTTCATTAAACATTTCTTCTAAATCAATAGTAATACCCATCTGACGCAAATGTTCAGTATGAATATCAACTATAGAGTCTTTAGAGCTACTATTATTCAATGATTTTATAATAGTAGATATATTCTGTATATTATTAATTAATTGTTGTTTTTGAGCTTCTGTAGTAGCTATTTTAAGATCTTCTCCATACTTTCTAATATATCCTCCTAAAGTTTCTTTAACTCTACCATATACAGTTTGTAATTCAGGACCGGACATCTTTTTAAATTGTTTAAATGTCTTACCCATGTTATCAGGATGGAATATTTCTCTAAAGAATAGATAATTAATACTATTTAAAGCTTCATTTGTAAATGATTGAGAAGTTCCCGGTATTACTCTATATAGTTCTTGGGTACTTGTATTTACTGGATTTCTATACTTAAAATATCCATTATCAATAGCTTTAAATAAGTCTAAAGGAGTTTCGGTACTAAATTTCCTAAACTTGTTAATAAATGCTTTTATTGCTTTAAATACTCTACCAATAAAACCTTTTGGTTGTTTTAGAGAATTTACATATTTTCTATATTCTTCAGCAAGTTTTTCTTCAACTTTCGCATCAGATAAATCAGAATCATTCTCTTCTCTCCAAGTATCATATAACTGTTTTCTTTGTGTATCAGTTAGATACAATTTACTGACAATATGAAATGCTTCATGATATACAGTATCAGTAGATGCTATATCTGATAATTCTACTCCTGCCTTAGTAAATTTACCCCAGGCTTTATTATCTATAAGACCTTTAACTACTTTTAATTCAGTATCTCCAAATCTAGAGTTTAAATATCTTTGTGCAGCCTCTACATCTAACTTGGATACTTTATTTTCTTCAGGAGCTAATCTATAATCAAGCTCTGTTAATTTAGTATCATCAGCTTCAAAATCATTAGCAAGTTTAGCATCAGTACTAAACTCATTTATAAGATCTTGTATATCATCAGTATTAGTAACAATATCATCTTTGGTTGGCTGATCTTCTTGAGGAATTGTTTCAGCTTCTTCTATAGGAGCTAATGATTCTCTGTGAGTTCTATCATAGATTAAATATTGATTCTTAAATCTAGGTTCTGATATTTCTAAGGTTTTATCTCCAACTTCAGTTGTTATTGTTTTATTAGTTAAAGATGTTACAAGAACATTATCATATAAATACTTCTTATACCCTCCATCTCTAACTTTAAATGTTTTTATTTTAGGTTTACCATTTTTATCAAAAGATTCAATTAATTTAAAGTCTTTACCTCCATATCTTTCCAGTATTTTATTAGAAACTTGATGGTATGAAGTTCTTAAATAATCATTTAAAGCATCTTCTAATTCAGGATTTAATCTTAGTTCTCCTTCAAGTGAAGCAGGATCAATTATATCTATAGGAGATTCAGTATTCTTATTTAGAATAATAGCTCCTCCAGTATTATTATTAACTCTATAGAAATTGCTAATAGCATCATCTCCAGTAAAATAAACAATACTTTTCAAGTAATCATAAATATTCTGTCCTTGTATTTCTACAGTTTTTACTTTTACTTGAGGAGTTTTATATCTCTTATCTACAGATTGTTGAGATACCCAATATTTAAAAGTATCTATGATATTCTGTCTTTCATTATCATTAAGAACTCTACTATTAACAAAATGAATATTACCTGTAGTTTCATTAAATATATAAGGAAATCCCGGTTTACCTTGAATAGTTTCTCCGTTAGGTAATTCTATTTTATTATTTGTTGCTACATATAACTGAGAATTACCAGGCTTTGCTATCTCAGTAACAGGTCTGGTTTCTAATAATCCTGACTCATTGAATGAATATACTTGAATACCTCTACTCTTATTAGTAATTTGAGATACAAAAGATTCTCCTTTTTGTAGTTTTTCAATAAGAGCAGTTTTATCTTTATAATACTGTTTTGTTTGCTCCTGAAATAACTCATCAGCTTCTTGTTCAGTAATACCTTCAGGAGTATAATAAGTCTTACCAAACTCATTACTTTCTTTAGGATTAGTCATATAAGTAACTATGCCTTTTTCTCCTACTTCACTAAATTCTATAGCATTACCATTAACATCAACAGGTGTAAATTCGCCTTTGGAATATGTACCAATAGTTAAGAATACATCTCCTTCAGAACTAGCTTCAGGTAATTCTATTCCTGGAACTGATAATGAATATCTAACATGATATTTAGTAACATCTTGTTTATCAGTAAATTCTGCTAATCTTAAAGCTTCAGGATTATTTGTTAATACATCTCTACCTTCTTCAGTAAAATGAGATCTGACAGAAGTACCATTAGCTGTATTGGCAATACTTCGCTTAACAGTTTTAAAATCCTCATCCTCAAATTTATTCTCTATAGTTTCTACATCATTTGTAGATTTTTCTTTAGTTATATCTTCTTTAGTTTCAGCTTCAACTTTTTTAGCCTTCTTAACTTCTTGTTCTGCAAAAACTTTTTCTAAAGGATCAACAATCTTAGATTCATCATATATAACTCCTTGTTCTGGGCTAATTGGAGTATACTGATTTAATTCTTCAGGGGAATTAAGCTTAATTTTTTTATTTGGATTCTTAATATCCTTTAAAACAGTATTACCTATTTTATCTTTAGTAGTAATATAAAAGTTTCCAGAATCATCTTTTAAATATTGACCTTCTGGAATACTATCCATTTTAGCCTTACTTTTAATATTTTCACCCTCTTTATCTACTTTATCATCAATACTGTTCTTTTGATTGAATTGTTTTCTAAGATAATCATTATCATTAAGTTTGGATTGTCTCTCTCTACTTTTAACAATATCTTTTCTATAAGTATCTAAAGTATCAGCTTTTTTATTAAGATCTGTTTTTTCAGAATCAGTAAGACTCTCATTATTACTAATAGAATCTTTAGTAGCTTTAATATCTACCTTACCTTCTTCATTATATTTTAAATCAGATCCTATATCATTCCTTAATTCTTCAGATTTATTAATTAGAAACTTTTGATTTAAAGATTCTGTAATTCTATTATTTAGAACAAGATTAGAAAAATTACCAATCTTTTGTATATCATCAGTTTCTTTAACTTGAAAATTACCAAAGTTTGCTACATGATCTTTATTTGCAGTTTCTACAATTTTCTTATACTCAGGTATTTTATTTAATAGATCTTGTTCAACATTATCAAAGTATTCTTGAGGAATACCTGCATTAGTACCTTCTTCTTTTTGTTTTGCTGCATATTCTCTAATATAAGTTTCTATCTGCTCTTGACTATATCCTTCTTTAATAGCAGGATATATAACATTAAAGTCTTTTATATTCTTTACATAATCAAAAGCTTCTCTATTGTTATTCATAGCAGCAGCATCAAGTATCTGAGTATCATGTAGATTATTCAGTTCTTGATTAATATATTCAGTAGCTTTTGAGACACTGATTGTAGGATTTCCTTGAGTATCTTCTCCAAGAATATCAGTAATAGATTGATAGTTATTAACTACATTATTCTTTACTAATGCAACATCTTTATTAGTTTTAATATCACTTTTAATTGATGATCTAGCTTGCATACCACTACCTAAGATAGCTCCTAATGCTACAGATGTTTGAAAATCAACATCATCCATGCTATTAAGATATGTATCTACAATACCTTGAAAATCTGATGCATATTCTTTGGTTTTACCTAAAGCCTTATCTTCATAGTATTTACCAATAGAAAACTGAGAGCCTTCTTCCCAAAATCCTTCTTTAGCTACACCAGTGGGAATTTGCATAGCAGCTCTACCTCCTATTTCCTTTAATCCTCTAGTTTTATGAGCAGACTTCATTAAATCAAATCCTCCAAATAAAGTAACTCTATCCATAAGATTTGATACAGCAAGTACTCCTAGATTAGCTTTAAATACTCCAGCAGCAGCATCTCCTGCTTTTTGTTTATCACCTGTTTTAGCAAGAATATTATTATATATTTCCCTGCCTTCAGATATAGCTTCTATATAAGTATTTGCAGCCGTAGCTATAGCATCATCTGTATACACTCCTGCTTTAGTTGGTAGATTAGCGTATTTGGCTAATCTAGCGCCCGGCTGTAGTCCTGCAAAACCTTTTATCTTACTAGTTACCTGTACTCCCCTTGCTAATTGACCTGCCTTTCCAATACCTTTAAGTAATGCTCCAGGAACAAACATTGCAGCTATAAATCCAATACCATCAGCTCCTTCATTAGCCCAAAATTCACCTGATGTTAATTTATCAGTTAAAGTTCCATTAGCTACAGATTCTTTAACATATACAGGCATTACTTCTTGCTTCATATATTGTTCAGCCTGATCAATATTTTCTAACCAAGCATTATTTAAAGCAGAATCTATTTTCTCTTTATCAAAACCTGTAGTGGCCCAATCACCTAATCCAACTAAATATCCGGGTAATTTAACTACTTCAGCTACAGCTTTAGTTGCTGCTCTTAAAGGAACAGCTCCAACTTCAAATATAGGACCTTGTCTTTCAGCCCTTCTTTGAGTTAGTTTCTCAGGAGTATCAATCTCTCTAGGATAATACCCTGGATCATCAAACATTGATTCTCCAAAGTCATCTGTATATATAGATCCAAATACATCTACAGGAGCTGTCTCATCTATACTACCATATGAAGTAACAGGCTGTACCTTACCTGATGAAACAGCTTGTTCCATATCTTCTTTCAATCTTTCCTTACTCATTATAATCCAGTTTGTGATTTTGATTCAGAGCCTCTTTTTTCTATAGGCATACTTCCTTTTGAATTAACTAAAGCGTTATAGTAGATGGAAGGGTCAGCTAAAACAGCTCCTTCTTGAGTTAATTCATTAATAATCTGATTAGATGTATTACCTCTGGAATACATATTAGATATTCTATTATTTAATTGTTGTGCAGTCATATTAGGATGTTCCATAACTACAGGCCCTTGTTTAGTTCTTAAATGAGCAACAGGTCCTTTTAATCCACTTGTAATTTTAAATAAATTCCAACTTGTATTACCATTAGGATCAACTGTTTTAGTAATAGGTTGTCTAATTTCCTGAGAAGCTAATTCAAACTTGCCAATATTATCTAATCCTCTTGAGATGTTAGCTGACATTGGTATAAATAAGTCATCCTTTCCATTGGTTGTAAATAAACCGAAGCCTTTATTTGCATCATATCTTATTTTGAATTGGGGATCCGGTTTATAGAATTCTTTACCTACATCAGTATAATCATCACCTTCTACAACTTTCCACTCCCCTGAATTAGCATCTCTTGTATAAACTGTTCCTTCAGATCCTACATTTGATAGATTTCTTCCTTCTTTATCATTTAATAAATTCTCAGAGTTTTTAAATACTACATCTGAGTACATAGGAGATAATTCTATTGGTCTTGTTCCAGTTTGAATTAAAGGATTAACGTTATCAACTAATGTTCTAGCATCCATATCTGCAAATGAATCATCTATTAATTTATAAACATCTAAACTTTCTGCTGCTTTATTACTTTCTTTTCTAAACTTAGCCAGGTTAAAATTAGAATCTTCCATAGCAGTTGTTAGTTCACTTTTAACTTTAGCTTTATATTCAGCCCAGTCATCAGTAGACATATCTTCAGGTTTAGTTTTCATACCTGAATTTATAATATTATCTGCGAAAGATCTATAGTCTGAAGTATCCATTTTACCAAGTTCTGATTTCAAGTTATCACCTGTCACCAATTCCATTGTAGTACGTAAAATATTAAACGGATTATTCCAAATTGCATCTAAATTACTACCAACAAAAGCCTCTACAGGTCCCATAGAAGCTCCGGATTTAAGCGAAAAACTAGATAAAGTATTATCATCTATAGCCTTACTCAGATTAGGATATTTAGTATCAAATTCAACTAATTTACCTGACTTATCAATAAAGTTATCAGGAATACCTAACTTCTTAGCTCCTGTCTCAGTTGATGGATAATTTGTTGTATCTAAATAACCCATAAAGTTGTTTTTACTTCCTTGTGTTTCTTTAGGAGCAAACATAGGTTTAACATTCTGTTCACTGAATCTATATTGATCAGCTACATTACCAGCCATTCCTTGAAGCATTTCATAAGCACCTTCACCATATCTACCTTGCAATTGTTTCCATTCAGGAGTAGTCATATAATTTTCTATTACTCCCTGCATAGCTATATCTATATTAGCATTATTAGATCTAGTAGTTCCATATTGAATATAATTACCCATCATTTGAGCAACTTCCCCCTCGGTGACCGGTCTACCTAAAACACTACTCATATTAGCTTTAATAGAACCAAATGCTTCTCTAAGAGGAGCTTCATAGTTTAATTGTTTAGTTGCCATTATATCATAGTCTGTAAGAGGTCTATAATTACCAAACTCATCTGTAAGAGATCCAAATCTCTGATCTAAATCTGTAATATATTCCCCTGTAGCTGTTTGATATAGTGGAGACTGTCCTTGTAAAGCCATCTTTTGTCCAGCTTCCATAGCTCTTTGATAACCCTCTGTTCTAGCTTTATCAGCTTGCCAATAAGGATCTTTTCTATTCTGAACTATAAGATCCATTATATCATCCCTAGCATCAGATAGATTTCCTTGGTATCTTTCATTCATAGAGAAGAAATCATCTCTTAAACTATCCAATCTTCTCTGTTTTTCTACAGGATCTAAAGTTGGACTATCCATAATGTTAGAGACGTATTTATTATAGCTTGCTATAGCAGATTCATGTCTCTGACTCCTGGCATCATAACCTTGAAAGATTCTATCTAAGTTGGTAGGATCAGTCTTAAAATCCCTAAATGCTAATAATTGAGGTCCGTATGTTGGCATTATTTTCTCTTTTTTAATTTACCTCCACATCTAAATACATATCCTTTATCTTTATAATATGAAGTTAGATTTGGATCTATTCTTTCGGGGAATTGGTTAAATGGGTCAAATGATTGCATTGGATCAGGATCATAAGGTAATACTCCAGTAGCTTCTGACGGTGTAATGCGCCAGGATCTACCAACAAAACCTGGTTTAAGAGGACTGTTTAAATCATTAAGATTATTATCAATTAGCGGTTTTGCATTTCCATCTTTTCGGACAGGAGTTTCATCATACGGTCTTATATTTTTCTCAAAATCTGATCTCTCATATACATATGGATTTTCATCATACGTTGCTAATTGTCCAGTTGTTTGAGTAGTTGGTGATGAAGGAATACTCTGCTTGCTTCTTCTGGCTACATACTTACCGTCTTTGTTAAACATATAATCAGGATTATAAGATTGCATTTCTAATTCTAACATTTCGTTTTGCTTCAACCTATCTATTAAATTCCCAACATTCCTACCTATAGTAGAAGCTGTTTGAAAGTTACCTTCATCAACATATCTTCTGTCTTCATAGTTTTGAAGATCTTCCCTTAATCCTATATTAGCTTTAGCTATTTGATTCTGACCAAATATAGCAGCATTTCTATTAGCTTCTGCTTCTTGAGATGCAGCTAAATTTCTATCCAGATTAGATTGTAATCCCGTTTGCATAGCTAAAGCATTTGCAGCAGCTTGACCAGATCCACTAGATATATTCTTTAGATTTTGCAAACCTACATTTCTAGCTACGGTAGCGTCTCTTCTAGCTTGCTCTCTTTGATTCTCATAACTAACATAACCTGGAGCTGGTCTATCAAATGTTAATGGATCTTCTTTAAATTTATGTGCTAATAGAGGTGCTGTAGTTGCAGCAGTGGCTCCTATATCATACATAGGATTAATTTGATAAGGATCTATTTGATTCTCTACAGTTTGCCATTGACCTTGTTGTGCTGGTTTAGCTTGCACTACAGGTTCTCCTTTAGGTCCTGTAATATCAAAAGTAGTTCCAGCAAATCTTCTACCAAAATACTGAGGGAGATTACTTCCCGTATCAGTATCACCTGAACCAAAAGACTGAGCTAGTATCTCATATTTATCAGCAACTCCTGTTAATGTATCATATGCCCCTTGTAGTTCTTTATATTGTTCAGGGGTTAATGCTCTTTTAATTTCTAAATCAGTTAAATCTCCTTCTTTATTTCTTATAGCTGCTAATATTCCTTGGTATTTCTCAAATACTAGGTCAGCTTCTCTAGCTTTATTAGCATCTGCCTCTTCAATTTCTACCGTTTGTTCTGATAAATTATTAGGATCTTCAGAAGTAGCTCCGTAATATCTAAAAGTATAACCACCCTTTTCATACTTTCTTCTCATACTACCACCATACTTAAATTGATTAGTGGGAATTTGTTGAGCTTTAATAGTTTCTTGTTGATCTCTAAGTCTGGATAATTCTCTCTTCATTGAAGAAATTGCTATTCTATCACCTTTATCAACTCTAGCTTTATACTTATTCTTTATTTCTTTTGCCTTATCAGCAAATGTTATTTGTTTTTTAGCCATTATATGCAATTTTATCAGAGAATATATAATCGTCCAATTTAACTTCTCCTCCTTCAACTTCAGTATTTGAACCTATAGGAATACCTCCTTGATTATGATCAGGTCCATAATAATCTATAGTATTTACAGGATTAGTTAAAGAAGTTCCTGGAATATCTTTCTGTATATTACCTCCCTCTGCATATGACATCTTACCTCCATTCTTCAATTGAAAGGTATTACCATAAGCAGATTGATTATATTGATTACTATTAAAGAAATTATAATTCTGATCAAAGAGTTTTTGTCTTCTTGCTGCTTCTAATTGATTAACTCTGGCAGCTTCTGCCTCTTCTAAGTTTTCTTGATATACAGCTCCTTGAATTGCAGTACCTACACCAGGACCTAATAGCATACCAATAATACTTGCAGCTTTATCACCGGAATCAGAGTATTCATTTTCTAATGAAGATACTCCAGAATAAAAAGGATCAAATAATGAACCCACATATCCTCCAGCAGTAGCAGCTCCTATATCTTCATACTTACCTGTATTCTCATTAATAGCTTCAGCTTCTTGTCTAATAGGACCGCCTATAGCATGACCTAAACCAGAAACACCACTTATTACTCCTCCAACAGGTCCAGCCATACCTACAGCACCCATAACAGCATCATAGGTAGCATCTTGAGGTTGTTGTTGATAACCACTAATAGAGTCAATTGCAGAACCTGCTAATCCGGCATAAGCCCCAATAGTACCCATAGTATTGGTAGTATTCTGACCATAACCGGAAGAATCTAAAGCTGTAGGTTGTTTTGCAGCAGTATTAAGAGTTTCATTATATTGCAAACCTACTCCTCCAATATTAGATGTAATCTCTAAAGGTTCCATCTGGAATCCTCCACCCTTATTAAACTTTTTTCTTTGATTATATTCTTTATATTTTCTAAAAGTTTCCGCGTAACTCATAATACAAAAATAAATAAACTTTTTAATAATTACAATTGAGTAGTTCTAATATCTCTCAAATAACTGTTTATATTTCCTAATTCAAAATATCTAGGTACAGAGGGACTACTTGGTAAAACACTACTGTCAAAGGTTAATTCAATAATAAAATAATAATTCCTTAATCTTGAATCTCTTTGATTGGTAGATCTAGTATCTCTAAAATAATTATATCTCCATTGTCGGACCTTTCTAACAATCCATCTTCTACCTCTAGCTGTATTAGTAGTTAGGTTAATAGTTCCTGTATCATGAAGATCATCATAAGCTCTAATAGATGTAATAGTTTCATCTTGAATAATCTTATCAAATATATCTGATACTGAAGGATCTTCAACTCTAGAATTAAATTCTATACTGTCTAATATAGTAGTTCTATCTTTAAATGGATTGACAACTAGTGTCAATTTCAACGGATTATAAAAATCATAGAAAGTATTTTGATCCCCTACATCTTCAACATATAACTCTTCTGTAGGTAAATATCCATCTGCTCTAGGAGTACTTAAAGTAATTTGATTACCTGGAAAATACATAAAAGGAACTGAATAATTACTACCATTTAAATTTGTTATAGATGTAAATGCTTTAATCTTATCATTTAATCTAATTACAAAAGCTTGATTGCTAATATCTGAAACTCCATCAATAGTAAACTGAAATGCCATTTCAGCTTCTCTATATTTATGATTATATACAGAATCTACTCCAACTAATAAATCATTACCTGATGATGCAATATTAAAGTTTATATCTGAAAAATAAGAAAATAATCCTTTTATATCACTGATTCCTCCATTAGCATTTGATATATAATTAATAGTATTATTATTCCTATCATAATAATAAATAGTTTCAGGAGTTGATACTACAGACCATTTATGTAATGTACCTGAGTTTTTAGTTATATAAGTTGAATAAGGTAATACTCCTCCTGTTCCTAATACTATTGATTGTCCTGTATCATCTTGTACAGTAGATTTCTCATTTACTGCTAATCTACTAATGCCATCATTTTGAAATGCATACACATGATCTCTATGGGTTATTAGTCTAGTTAATTCTCCTGATACAGTATCTAGATCAAGAAATTCATTTGCTCCAAATTTAGTCCAAGAATCAGCAAATTCTCCTAAAAATTTCTTCTGAGACGCTAAAACTCTAGATGTAAACTCTCTACCTAGATTTTCATTTGTTGCTACTGATTGAGATATATAAGTACTATCAGACTTACTAAAGACAGTATTATATAGGTATAAGTCTTCTAACTGAATTATACCTCCAGTATAACAAGTAGTTCCTGGATTTGCTGCTTGACGAGCTTCTGCAAACAAGTTTATATTATATTCATCTGAATATGTTGGAATATAGGAATCATGTCTAAGATTAGTATTAACAGTTGATTCACATGGAAATGTTATAAGATTTGTATAAGATAATGGATTTCCTGTGACTGCTACACTTTTATCTGATTCAGACTTAGGTAGTGTTACTTTTATATGCTGATATAAATTAATAAATGTATCTCCTCCAAAAACTGTTTTTCCTAGAGTTATTGTAGTATTGTTTAATCCTCTGGTTACTGTATATGCAGAAAAATATTGATTATCTGTGTGTTCATCTATACTAATATAATTATCACAAAACTGATAGGTATTTAATTCTCTTGCAGTGGTTTCTACTCCTCCATATGGAATAGTAGCTCTTACATAGTCTGATAGAATTAGATATGTACCATCTGTAGCATTTAAAGTATTAAGAGGTATATCATCCAATCTCATATAAAAAGACTTAGCATTTAGATTGTATATATCTCCTCCTGTAGAAGAGGACCAAGCAACAAAATCATTTTGATTACTAAAATAAGTACCCCCTGATGAAATTAAGGCTCCGTCTTCAACATTAGAATTTTTTGTTAATAGATCTGTATATAATGTAGGAGTGCCTCCAAAATCAGAATAAATTGAACTGAACGAACTTATAAATTGTTTACCTACATATAGATAAGATGTTGGATTAGATATAACAGTTTTTGATAATTGACAAGTATCTAACGCTACAGATGGAAGCCAGTTTTCTCCAGTAGTAGTATTTAACCATCTTACATGAGTCATTAAGTCAAAATTAACAGCATTTCCTACTCTTTCAACAACACCAACAGGCTGTACAAAAGAATCATTAAACAGCTTTAAGTTATCATTAAATGAAGCTTCAGGACTAATCCACTCATAGTTAGTATAATCCCTGTAATCCCAATTAGAATTTACAGCAGGATCAATTACTCCTGAATAAACATATAGAGAGTTTATATTAGCTTTGACCCCATCAAAAGATTTACAGATCTTACCTTGATCACCAGCTCCTGCACCTCCTTCTTTAGAAGCTCCGGCAGTAGTAAATGACCTTAATGTATTTAAAAGACCTTGACCTAAATTGATTCTATCTACCCCACGTTCACACCTTACAATTGCATATCCTTGTATCTCATCCTCAACATCAGAGCCATTAAAATCTATATTAAAATCTATACCTAAAGCATTTGCAGTAGATATAACAGGATCTGAAGTTGAAGTACCCCCTGATAATTCAACTATTTCAAAATCATTATTTGTAGTTCCTCCAATTCCATTAGTACCCATTACAGGAGTTCTAATATCTCCTATCCATTTAGGTTTTGAAGGAACTCCTTTTTTATCAAATACTACTAAAGCAAATCTGTATATTTCATTTCTTTTATACTGCTTATAATAAGCAGAATTATAAGGAGAGGAATAACTGGAAGGACCAATACCTAACTCATCTTTATTTGCCTTGGTATCTATTATATGACTTGTAGGTATTCCAGATAAACTGTCATATGCTAAATATGCAGTTGTAAATGGAGCTGTAGTACCTGGAGTATATATTCTCTCATCAATTATTAATTCTTTATTTGTGAATTTATATTTGACATTAGGACCTTCACCTCCTACAGTAGTACCATCTGATTGATACATGAATCCATAATTGCCTGGAGTTGATTGATTAGGTACTAAATCTAAATTATTAAATCTATTACATGAATTGTAATCTTGATAGTCTTCTATAGGACTTCCTGAAGTAACTAAACCTCCATCAATCCTTCTAACATCACTAAATGTTGATCCTAATAATCCAACTATTAATTGATCATCAGTATCATAGGCTGTATCTTCACTAAAGTCCTTATATATTCTCATTATACCTGAACTGTCAAATCTAAAAGCTCTTGTTTCAAAACTTTCCCAAGCATCTGAATTATAGAATTTTTCAGTTATATTACCTACAAATAAGATATTATCTTTTATAGCTAGAGTTTTAGGAATAAAATCTATATTAAATAACCTATATTCAGCTAGAGTATATGTATTTAATACTGTGCTTCCAAAATCAGTAAATGTAAATTCACTTCCTGTAAATTTTCCTTGGTATATTGAAGTAATAACAGGATCACTATTTAATTGACTATAGTATATGGATATAAGTTCTACATATTCATAATTTGTATCTAAATCTTTTATCTGTACAGTTACAGATTTATTTGCTGATTTTGGTTCAACAGTCTCAATTATATTGTCTTCATCTATGGTAGTTACTAATCTATTACTACCTCTATAATATCTACCTGCATCACCTGATTTTTCATCTGAATCTGTTAAATGTATTAGAGGAGAAGGTAAACTGAAGAATGTTTGCTGTCCATTGGGTATATAATATCTATATGCATACTGAATATGTCCAACCTGTAATTGACCATTTGAATTTATATCAACAAAATCAGGAGGTGTAATTTTAGCTTCAGGAATAACATCTAACAGCGCAGAGCTTTTAATAAATACTTCAGGTTCTGCTATATTAAGTTTTCTTAAAGAATTATATTCATCAAGCCAATAGATATTTTGTATTCTATCAGTTTCATAATATCCTACAGCATCAATCTTAACTTCATTATTCTTCCAATAAACCTCATCAATAGTAGAAATATATATTATATTCAGATAGTATCTTTTACCCTTAATATCAAATCTTGAAGTACTTCCTCTAGGTGAAGTGGTTAGTTTCCAAATACCTAAACTCTCAGCACCTCCTACAGAATCAATTAATCTGGTAAATATAATAATATCATTATTAATACTACAGGAACCTATTGGATAACATTCATCCCAGTCGTTTAAAGTACTGTCTATTCTAGTTTTAATATCACCAAAATAAGTAGATCTAGCTGTACCATCTTCAATAGCTTCAGCAGTAAAAAATTGTTTATCTCCACCTCCTGCTGAATTAGCTGATAGTTCAGCTTTTGTAGGAAATGTTACTGATAAGTTTCCAGGTAATATATGATCATTACCTTTGATTGTACTTATAGCACCATTACTCAAATCACTATCATTAAGTAATCTACCACATGATAGATCAAAATATGCTCCTTGAGGATAAGCTTCTTTAGATGAATCTTGATTTATTCCTTTACCGTATAATGATTTAAATTGTGGCATTATCTTCCTCTATTACCTTTATATTTATAATTGTATTTATGATCTAATAAACTACTTCCAATCTTAATATGATGGTTAGCTATATTGTAAGCATCTTCTTGATTTGGCATTTGTAGTTTACTGCAAGCTTTTCTAAAAGCATTATCATACTGAGCTTTACTTTCCATATAGATAGAACTATTTAACTGTCCCAATCTAAGTAACATATAGTCAATCTTATGAGCTATATATTTAACTGCGGCATCAATAACTTGTTCTACATCAGGTACTAATGGCTTACCATTTTCATCTAAAGGAACAGCTATATAAGCTAATTCAACTTCTCCTTCTTCAAAGTTAGTATGAAGGATTTTGTTTTTTATATGATATTGTTTAATATGATCTTCCCCTAAATTATCAATACTACTATCATTGCCTACAATAAACAAATCAGTAGATTTTTTCATAGTTATTTTACAGGTAGTATCATTTTGACTAACTAATCTAGCTTGTATTAATTCTTTAAAATCACAAGGTAAATCAGCTCTATAATTTGATACTACAATATTAGGATTACCTTTATCTGTACAATTGGTAACTTTTTCTATATGCCTTTGTTTGTTTGGAAGAAGTTCTAGAAAGTCTCCTATCCATTCTGTCATATCTGTAACATTAGTATATTTATCATCATAGGGAAATTCTCTTTTTAACCTATCAAATATATAATCTACACTTACATAATTTACTATATCCATTATTTATAAAAATAAGTTTGACCTTCTACTAAGTATTTAAATATTTTTTGCTTTACACATACAGAAGGATAGAATGCATATAATCTTCTTTTTAAGAAATACCAAGCTGACTTTTTAGTATTTTTAAATCTACTCATCCAACACATTTGTGCATAGTCTTTATCATAATCATATACTACAGGTTTATTATTATGTTTTTTCCATTCAGACCTGTCAGTACCATATTTCTTTATCCAGATTTCTTTACTTTTAGCCCAGTTAGGAACTCCATTTTTAGCTTCTGTCATTCTAACACCAAATCTCCCACTTACATATAAAGGATATATCTCTATATCCTCTTTAATTGCAACAGTAACAATACCTCTAACTAAATCATTAAGAGGTTTATGAAAGTCTTCTCTGCCTATTTTAGATCCTCCAAGATCTTTATAAGCATAGTAATAATCTATAGTACCTACAGTTTTATGCTTTCTGTAAGTTTTCCTGGGTTGAAGTTGCTTCACCGTCATTCTCTTTATCTTCAGGAGTTCTTAATAGAATATTTAGATCTTTTGTTAATATCTCTTGTTTAATAATATCTACCATCCACTGTTCAATTGGATAGTTATCATTATCAGAATAACAAGAAGTTCCATCACAATCATTAATACTTTGTAAAGATTCAGGATTATCAAATATACCTTCTACATATAAATACTTACCGAGTCTTGTTTGCAGATTGGCATTATTACTTTTTACATATAAATAGTTACCTGTTCTGTCTTCAACAATGGTAGCATATATATCATCTTTATTATATCTACTATTACCTGAAACTACCCATGATTCATGAGAAACAAAATTAAACTTACTTTGAGATACATCTATAGGTCTAACTATTAAATCTCTTTTATTTTTAGTAGCTAATAATTCAGGAATTTGTATAGTACTTCTAAGAACTTTACAACCTACAGAAAGGCCGGTACAACAATCTGATAGAGCTTTATCAACAAGTTCTAACTCTAAACATGGAATTACTTGGGTATAGTTTGATCTATTCAGAGTTCCTCTGTCTAATCTTTGTTTTATTAAAGTAGCTCTTTTATTTCTTATCCACCATTTAATCTGTCTTTCATCCAGGTTATTATCATCTGAATTTAGATTAACTGTAGCATATATATCATCAACAATTTGTTTTAAAGTAGGCATTTTAATATAATTATTAGTATTCCTGTTTCTGCTGCAAAGAGTAGTTTAAAGGTATTCTTTCTTCTCTTTAACTTCTTTATTTTAATATCTTTTTGAGTAACTACACTACTCAAACTATCAGTATTATTAATAAGAATAGTATTGGCACTATTTAACTGATTTATTTGCAAATCGCGATATGCGATACTACCTTCATAATCTTTAAGCAAACTATCAACAATCTCAAGTTCATCAAGACATTGCAACCTTTCAATATTATGAGAAGCTATAACCTCTCTTTGTTCTCTAGTATAGCATCTTGTACCGTCATCTTGGCTCCATAAATATAAGGGAATCCAAAGAATCATTAGAATACTTAGGAATCTCTTTTTGTATATATTTATACTTGATAATAGTTTTAATTCTTTCATCTTTCTTCTTATTTATCTGAATTTCAAGACTATCCTTGATTCTATTTAATATTTTTATACTATCACGTTGTTTGATAATCAGTTCTTCTCCTACAGGCTTTTCTTGAATAATAATTTCAGGTCCTCTCAAAGATAAGATAATTATTACAATTATCAAAATAGCTATAATACCTATCTGAGCATATTGTTTATTCTTCATCTTTCTTTTTAGATTTATTAAATAACCCTTCAAAAATACAAATACCTAATAACGAACTTCCAGTATATATAAAAGTCTTATGAAGATCTGTAATATTATCAGATAGATCAATTGCAAAATAACTACATATATTTACTGTAATTAAAGTAATTATTAGAATCAGGAATCCCATTACTCTTTTAGAAGATACTCCTGCCTTACTCTGTAACATTCTTAATAAAAACTGTTTCATAGACTATCAATTAATTTAGTTAATTCTCCTATAAATTGTGTACGGTTCTTTCTATAAGCTGTTACATCCTTCATATTATCTATAAAGAAGGGTTCCAATATAATACAAGGAGCATTTGTATATTTTAATAAATGACCTCCTCTATCATAGAGAGTTCTTGATTTAATACCTCTATCAGGTAAACCTAAAGTATTAACAATAACTCTTTGAAATTTATATGCTAGTTCTTTACCTTTAATAGATCCCTTATAATATAAAACTTCACTACCTGAAGCATTATGTAACATTGAAGCATTACAATGAAATGATATTATATATTCAGGATTTAACTTATTTATCTTTTCAGGAAGTTTTTTATAAGTATCCCTATAAATAATTTCTATATCTTTTCTATTACTTAGAGTTTTAATAATATTAACTATTTCATTATTAAGGTAAAACTCATTCAACCCTGCTTTATTATTAATTGCTCCGGGAGAATCCTCAGTATGTCCAACTACAAGTGCTATCATTTTTTAACTATTTCAGTTTTAACTTTAATTTTATCAGGTTTAATATAATCACCTATCTTTTCAATAGTACCCCAGACACCTGCTATAGCAATTATAACAGTTCCAAGTATTGTGGCAGTAGCTATCTTTTTATTTTTACCAAAAAACCTAACTACTTCTGTTTCTTTTTTTATTGTCTCAATATCATTTCTAACACAAGTAAATTCTTCTTTATAATCAGTAACTCCTGTTTTATAAAACTCCTTCAAAGTTTCCATCTCCCTATCATGAGTATTTACTCTACCATTAGTTTTAATAGCTTGTTCCTTAGTTTCATTGACAACTTTTAATACTTCTGAAATTAAAGCATACATTTTATCATTATCTGCTCTATTTTCCTTCTTATGTTCTCTAAATTCAGAAACTAGATATGAAATTCTCTCTCTATTATATGACTCACCTCCTTTTAAGTGTGGCTCTAATTCACTCATAACGTTGAAGCTATTCTAATATTAACATTATCTTTATTTACTATTTTAGTCTTATTCATATCAATAAACATCGGGTCTACGATAACATATGAATTTACATCAATCTGATTAAGATGTACAACAACACCATTAAACATTACCACGATAGATCCTCCAAACCACGTTGCATTATCTAATTCAATACCCACATTACTATAACTTACTGATGACTCTGTACATTGTATTACACCTCCATTGCCTACAATTGCTTTATCAACACCTTCCACATCGCAATTGAAAATTTGCAATAATGTATCTTTATTACTCTTCACTGCTATATCACCAGATTCAATTTTTACATCATCTAATCTTGACATTCCTGTGATTGATTCAAATATAGTTAATCCTTCTTTTGACTTCTTAACATAGCAATTTAGTACTTTATTGTTATTTAATCTAAACAAATAACTATCACCAACAGCTTCTATATGAGAATAATTAAAATCAACAACTGCACCATCTGGTAAATCAATATCTCCAATCTTATAATAACCATTCTCAATTGAAATAAGAACAGGCTCATCAGATTTAGGTTTTGAATTTATTTCTTCAATAACCTTACTTATAGGATTGTTATAGTTTACTGTATATTTCATTACTTAATATATTCTTGTCTACTACCATTTTGATCTCTTTGATGATGCCCATCAAAAAAATCTATATATACTCGACCTGCATATTCATTAGCACTTGCAGCTATCCTTGTTAGCTTCAGCTTATATAGTGTACTCACAGTCGTATTTACACCGGGAATATCGGCTAAATCAAATAATTTATGATTACCTGTAAAATTACCGTTCATAGTGTTTTCAGCAGTAAAGGGACTTCCTGCAGGAACTGCCCAAGCTTCATTTACCCCTGCTGCAATAACATCTACTTGAAATTGAAAATTATCTCCTGTACCATCAGAAGGTACAGAATAATGAATGTGTTGATCTAATACAGTTTCAAGCTTCATAGCGTGAGGTGATTGGATAACAGCATAAACATACTCTCCAATATCAAAACCAAGTGTAGGGAACGTTACACCTCCACCTATATTATGATTCCAAAATATTTCTGCTGGAGCATTTGAAGGTGGTAGTTTTACATTAATTATAGAGGTTGGTATATCATCATATACTGTATTTTGTTTCGGTTGATTGTCCAAACCTTCATCCATATCTCTTTGTACCTCTGCTGTTGATTTATCTAGTTTACTCATATCTTATGTTCTATATATTACGTGAAACGGAACACTTATAGTGCCGCTATTTTCAAATTCTAAAGTGAAATACACTCCATTGTTCTTTGCATCAAACCCTGCATCATCACCAAAAAACCAAGTACCTACAATTGAAACTAAATCAGATCCTTTTTGTCTAACATTATATGTTCGGATTAGTGGGTCTGTTGCAAAATCTCTAGTTCCCGACTCGTCAATATATATTCGCATTGTAACTCCACCTTCATTTCCTGAACTTGGAGTGAAATAAGGAGATATATCAATGACATATGTTGGACTATCAAGTTCTTCAGGCATAGATATTTTACTCAGAGTCTTATTCCATCGACTTGTTATGTATGCAGGAGAAGTAACCTTGACCTCAGTTAATCCGTTGTTAATAAATAGAAACTCACTTTCACCTGTAACAGCGATAGTGTTATCGCCAATTACAGATTCTTTAAAATTGTTGTATCTGCCGTCAAGAAGATTATTAATTTCTTCTGTTGTAAAATCTAACTTTCCCATTATATAATATCTCCTAATGTTATCATATATTCTACATCATTATCTAGAATATATTCATCATTTACATCTTTTAGAGCATACCTTAACCATCCATATAAATCAACAATAGTGTTAAAGTCATTACCTTTAGGCCCAAATTCATTTGCCACTATTCCTATCATTGAGGCATCTTCGTCTTGTAGGTTTCTGTAGCTAAATCTGAAATCCGATGTATATTTAAATAATTCATTTCCGTTTATGTAAGAGCTTATCCATTCACCAGATTCCATTTGAAATAAAGCTTGGAAGTTTGAGAATAATATTCCATCTCTAATTCCAATATTAGCCACAACTCCTATATAACTGGAAAAATCAGAATTATACTCATGTATAACCTCATCAGGTTGATTTAATACATACCAATTACCGTTTGCTATTTGAACCAACCCAACGCATTGTGTTATCTGTGCTGATACATCGTGTGTAGCAATATATGTACCTATATTCTCATTCCATGTACCTGTACCTGCACCTAATGAATATTCATATATAGTTCCTGAATTGTCTATTGAAACTAATATATTTCCATTGTCTCTTTGCCATATCGCTTCAAAACCATCTGTACCTGTTTCAGTGATACAATCTATGTTGTATCCTTTATAGTTCCAGTCCTTATCAAAAAACCAAATCTTTTTCTGAGCTGCGTAATTAGCAGGAATTGCATATCCACCATCTGAAGTTTTACAAACAGCTCTACCTGATAGTCTATCATCTGCATTTGGCAAGTTTAACTGATAGTCACCATTTTCATCAACATTTACTCTAGGAGCCATTTCTATTGACTCTACCAATTCAAAATACCTATCATATTTATACATATAGCCAGTGACATATCCGATAGCCCAAAACTCTTCTGTATTTCTGTAAATGATATGGTCAGTTGTTCCTATGATAGTTGTTCCATCAATATCATAAACCAATTTATAGAAGTGTCTCTCTCCATCTATATCAGGTTTACTATTAAAATTCCAAGTTGATAAACTCGAATCTACTTCTTCTAACTGTCCTCCATTTGTAAAATCTATAACAGCTCCTACAGGAATGTATTCATCA